TAAATACCATAATTAAATACCCTATTTAAATACCATAATTAAATACCCTGATTAAATAATAAATTTAAATACCCTATTTAAATACCATAATTAAATACCCTGATTAAATAATAAATTTAAATACCCTATTTAAATACCCTGATTAAATAATAAATTTAAATACCAAATTTAAATTTAATATATATATTATAATAATGGTAAAAACTGTCGAAAATATGTTAGATACAATGGTTCTAAATGATAAAAAATATGTAGAGGTGAAGTCCTACATATCAAATCGTTTAAAAACAATATATTTAAAAAAGAAAATAAACAATGGAAGTTTTAATGATATTTATAGTTTCTCTTTAAAAAAAAATGATCGGACTGAAAATAAATTTATTATTAGAATATCCAATGAAAACAGTGTTGGAGATAGTATAATTTCTGAATTAAAAGGTATTAAAATTCAGTATGAATTGTGTCTAAAATCTAAACATATTGGTAATGTTATAGATTATGGTAAAATATATAATCCAACCAGCAATACCTTGCAAGAATACTCTATACACCAACGTTATAAACAATCATTAAAAGATGTGCTAAATTCTAATCCCAAATATTATAGTATAAATACGGTTGTCCAAATTATATTTAATTTGATATCGACCATTTACATAATTCATAAAAATAATATTGCTCATTTAGATTTAAAACCAGATAATATTTTAGTGAATACTATAGAATATAAAGACGGGAAAATTTATAAAATAGATTTTGTTATAATAGATTTTGGGGCAGCTAAAAAATTTACAGATAATACTTCAAAAAGTTTATCGGCACAAATGGCTTCAGCGCAATTTTCACCTCCCGAACTATTACAGTATAAATTTGGGAAAAAAAGTGATATCTGGGCAATTGGGGTTATTATTTATCTACTATTTATTGGTAAAAATTTTTTTAGTGCCAATGCCCAAGATATCTTTATGAACAATAATCCTATAAAATTAGAACAAACTATAAATAATGCTGTGCTCTCATTATTACACACTTTAAAAACCCAATATACAATAAGCGACGCTTTATATACTAAACTTGAAAAAATATTTATTGGGATTTTTAAAATTAATCCAGAACAAAGAATTACGGCTAAAGAACTATATGAAATTATTATATGAAATTATTATATGAAATCATTATTTATATAATAATTATTGATTAAAACACTTATCGTGGTAATATTTACCACCACTTTTAACACGTTCTTGTGTGCTGTAGACATTATTGTCACATTTTGGACACATACCCCTAATACTACCCTGAACTGTTTGAATTTTAGCAGGAGTTTTTACAATTGTTTTTTTTGGTTTGTAATACATTTTAGTAGATACTATCTTGGACGAATCTGGACCATTCTTTAAACATTCTAAATAGTTTTTAATAACCTGTTGTCCAACTTTAGATTCTACTGGAACATTCATATTTGTTTCGGGATCTATAATTTTATCAAATGTTTCTTCCATATAGTATAGATTTTTAAAAATATTTTTAAGTATAAACGAAATATATTTTTTATAATTAAATATACTTAAAATATACTTAAAAAATACTTAAAAATCTATACTATATGGAATATATTAAAATAATAATGAAATTTTTACACAATTGGAGAAACACTCCAGTTGTTAAAATATTTGGATATGTATTTTTATTTAAATTATTGCTAAAATCACTCATTTTAGCTAAAAACAGTTTAAAATATAACATCAAAAAAATACCTTACATCAAGGGTAAGATAGACGATGAAACCCATAAAGTTATTAAAACGATTAAATCGGATTTTAATAATGAAATTAAAGAATTAATATCTTTTTCTAATTTACCAGATAATAGTATTACAGAAGATAAAATAGTAGAGTATTTTACGAATATGAAACAAAAATATAGTTATGATTTTAGAAATGGTAGAGTTTCTGGTTCAGTCTATGCTAAAAATCATACATTAGACCTTTTACATAATAAACTTTATTTATATTTCAACAAAAGTAACCCATTACATACAAACGTTTTTCCAAGCATACGGTTAATGGAAAATAACCTTGTATCTATGATGATTAAATTATTTAATGGAAAAGATAATGTATGTGGGGTGTTTACTTCTGGTGGAACTGAAAGTATATTATTGGCGTGTAAATCGTACAGAGATTATTTTAAACATATTAAAAATCCAGAAATAATCGTATCATCCACAGTGCATTGTGCTTTTAATAAAGCATGTGGATATTTTAAAATAAAATTAATTACAATACCGTGTAATATAGACGGAACATTTAATACGGAACAATTAGAAACAAAAATCAATCAAAATACTATTTTAATTGTTGGATCCACGCCTTCTTACAACTTGGGTATTATTGACCCTATACACTCATTAGCCCAAATAGCATTAAAATATAATATACCATTACACGTAGATGCGTGTATTGGGGCATTTCTAATAAATTATTCTGAAATTAATTATGATTTTAGCATTAAAGGAGTAACAAGTATATCCGCGGATTTTCATAAATATGGACATTCACCAAAAGGGGCATCTTGTATTATGTATAGTAAAAAAGAAATATTAGAAAATCAATATTTTATAGATGAAGAATGGAGTGGTGGTATTTACGCTACTTCAACTATTACGGGTAGTCGTTCAGGAAATGTAGTTGCGCTAACTTGGGCTACATTATTATCCTATGGAAATGATACCTATCGAGCAAATTATAATAAGATAGTGACGATGAAAAATCATCTGATCGCCGAAATTAACCAGATAAGTGGACTATACATTATTGGCGATCCAAAATTAAGTATAGTGGCAATAAGTTCGGATAAAATAAATATTAATCTATTAGCCGAAGAATTAAAAAAGAAGGAATGGGATTTAAATATAATACAAAATCCAAATGGATTTCATATGTGTTTAACATCATACCACACGATTGAAATATTAAATCAATTTATAAAAGATATTAGATTATTAGTGCCTATTATTAAAGATAATAATGATAAATACAGCCCTTGTATCTATGGAACAATGCAAAAAATAAACGACAATGCTATAATAAGAGATGTTGTTAGCAATTATTTACACGTGGTTAACGGTGTAAATCTAGATTATTTAAATAAAAAGATAGATTAAATATCTATAATTATAATTAGGATATTATTTTTAATGATAGTAATTTAACATTTATTAAGTATGATGATATAAATTAAACCACTAAATTGTTGTTTAGTCCCAAAGGTATGATATATTAATATATCATACATTTTTATTGAATAGTTTAATATACTTCTACAATAAATTATATATGACACTGAACTATATAATATTATAATATAGTATCCTGTATTATAATATTATAAGTTATATTTTGGATTATTATCCAATAAATATTTATTTATATAGGCGGCAATAAATAACCATATTAAATAAGGTATTAGTAAATTTTTAGTAGATGGGTCAATTTCAGTAAAAGATTTTAATGTTAAAATTACAGCCAATATTAAAACGACAATAACTATAAAAGCAGTTTTAAATTTTTTATTTTTAAAAAATATTGGAGACCAAGCAAGATTAAGAATATATTGTACAATAAATAAAAATAAAGCTTTATTTCTCTCTTTACTTACTGGATAATCAAAATATATTTTTTCTAATGCAACACCCATATTATAATATAATACAGTCCATATAATTCCAATCAACGCACCTGGAGGATATAATTTTGGTTTATTTAACGAATCAATAAAACTAGTATCATACTTCTGTATATAACTAAATAAGTTAGATATTACAAGTGGTCCAAATCTAACTATATATTTATTTAATCCCATATATATATAGTTAGATTTAATTATTGATTTAATTCTAGAAAATTAAATTGACCCTAAATTTATTTACTTGTCTTTTAAGTTTTCTATATCAGTCATATGATTTAGAATCAAGTATCAAAATTGATTAGATATAGATGGGGATACCAACCGATTTCCAGCGTATAATATTTATTGGAATAAAACTATCTTATTGTAATATATAGTTTATTTTTTTATTAAATACTAATATTATTTATAATGCATCAATAAATAACCATACTAAATAAGGTGTTTGTAGCTGGTCTATTTTATAATTATTGTAAAAGCAGTCTAATGGAGAACGTCTTAACTGCTTCACCGACCTCGTTTACCAGTATTGCAGACAGCATGGTAAACGAGGTCGGTGCCCTTCTCGTATATCGATTGGGTGATCTCACCGCCTCTATCGTAAGCGGTGAAACCGTAGACGTATTCGAGCACGTACCCGTGCTGGCTGCCTCACTTTGGGGGCGTGTCAATGGTAAACAGTACGTTGTTTTTATTGAACTGCCGGATCAGGATATTACCGTCTGTTGGGTCTCCAAATTCATTGAAGGTAATCTTACCCGATGGACCGTCATAGTCTGCGGTTCCACCAGCGTTGATAATGTCAGCACACGCCGCAAAGCTGGTGCACTTGGTTCCGCCTCCAGAACCTCCAGAAACTTCCCGAAGCTTCTTAGACATCTTGACACCCTGGGTGCTACGCGCCTCTAGAGCAGCAAGTGCAAGCAATATAACTGCATCATAAGTCTCGGCACCGTATTTAATATAGTCTGGATACCACGAGTCGGGTTTATTGTCGAGTATTTTCATCGCGCTTTTAAGATTCTTAATGAAGTTAGGAATGGTTCTGGGGTCTATTCCCGATAAAGTACCCTTAGCATCTTTAAGGGAGGCGTGTGCGACCTTCAACCAGAGACTATAGCCACCAAAGTAAAGATTTTCACTAGAGAAAGATCTTTTTATTATCTCAGACACAATTAGCTCTGCCTCGCTGGCGCGGTCTGTTATAAGAACGATTGCGTCTGGATTTACGCCTAGTGCCTTATTAATCTGGTAGCTGAAATCGGTGTTACTGGCTTCGAAGGTTGCCATCGTAACCGTTCCACCAGCATCCTTTAAAGCAGCCTTGCAGGGTCTGTATATACTAAGACTATACGGATTATTCCTAACGATAAAGGAGACAGTCGTGTGACCGTCTTCAGCGATTAGCTCACCGAGAACTTGACCGTGACGTATATCTGAAGGAGTGGTACGGAAGTACAGTCCTTTGTCCTCGTAGGAACTGAAAACAGCGCTGGTGTTACCTGGTGAGAATAGTATTACATTCTTTGCAATAACACGGTCGATGAACGCTTCTGATACACCGGAGGATACCGCACCAATAATTGCCTGAACACCTCCGTCTAGAAGACGTGGGATTTCAGTGTCGTAAACCTTGTTATCAAGGTCACCAGAGTCACCAAAAATAACGTCAATTCTGATTCCCTTCTTGGCATCGTTGACCTCGTTAATCGCTAGAGTCGCACCAGCAACTGTGGGTGGACCCATGCGAGCTAAGTCACCAGTCAATGGCAATGCGGTACCTAGCCTTAGTACTAGGTCTTCATCATTGCCCCCTCCATCCTTGCTCCCTCCTGAAAGAAACCATAAAATCACGAGCATAACTACTACTATAGCAATTATATTAACCGATGAAACTGATTTATTCAGCCCAACCTTTGAAAATAACTTCTGAAGAAAAGTCTGACGGTCTGATTTTAAACTCTTAGGTTTATACTCAACTATGTAGTTTTGATCGGTTATTTTTTTATAGCTTGATTTATTTAATAGTGTTGTAAAGAGCACTGCACTGCCTAGACTTTTGATTATTTTAAAACCCATTTATATAATATAAATATATAATAATTTAAATTATTAATTAATTATTTAATTATATAGATGGGAGATACCAACCGATTTCCGGCGTATAATATTTATTGGAACAAAACTATCTTATTGTAATATATAGCTTATTTTTTAATTAAATACTAATACTATTTAATAAATATAGTAACTAAAATTTTATTATATAGTTATAGATATAGAATAGGGAACATCATAATCCCTTTGATCTGTTAAAAACCAATCTGAAAAATGTATAAATTCAAAACCTATATTTTTATACGCGATACTTATATTATCATTAAATATAAAATTAGGTTTTTTACTACTTAGGTTCAAACTTCCTATAGAATATAATAAACTAAACTCGTTTAAACTATATCTTAATTTATAACCAAGCTCCGCATTAATAAATTTTTTTGTCTTCCCTCCATCATCAAAATAGGCCAGTCCTTTTACTATATCAACAAAAAAATTTTTTTTTTGCTTATATATTTTTGTTGAATATACTCCCACAAATAATTTATCAATAGTATCAGTTGTATTAAATACAAATGGTCTCTTTAGTTTATTCCGAAATCTATCAATTTTATCATTTTGAATCATTGAACTATAATAAGACAATCTATACCCCATATATATATATATTTATATAATATACCCTTTTATTATTTTTAGGGTTAAACATTGAAATGAAAGAATAAAACTAAGAATCGTCTCGTTTCTTAAATATCAACAATGTCTTGATATACCATCTTTAGAGGTTTCTACATTGTCGGTCATTCCAGATACATTATAAAATCTTTCCACCTTCTACAAGTAGAGATTTAAATCACTCTAAATATTACTCAACCTCGACAACTACCAAATGTATTAGACAAGGATCTTAAAGGAAAAACCCTTTTACGGGATCAAAAAAATAATATTACAAAAAATGCTAAAAATACTAAAAAACTAAATAAATTTAAAAATAAACTTTTAATACTTTTTAATTAAAATATATTGGCGGATGCATCTGCTTTAGAGAATTGGATTCAATTAAACTAGATTACAAAATTATTATTATAGCTGAAGAATTAAAGATAATAATGATAAATACAGCCCTTGTATCTATGGAACAACTCAAAAATAAACGACAATGCTATAATAAGAGATGTTGTTAGTAATTATTTACACTTGGTTAACGGTGTTAATGTGGATTGTTTAAATAAAAAGATAGATAAAATTATTTATCTAATAGTATCGTATGGGACTATTAGATACATTACGGAAATATTCGAAGGAAATAGCTATTATAATAGTAGGACATCATTATTTAAAACATGCTAATGAAGACCTATCACTTAGTGATAAAATCTTTCAATACGATGATATAACCAACCATGAAACTTGGGCTTTATTTTTTACAGGAATCTATTTAGGTACTAAAAATACCACATTACAAAAATATTCTAAAGCGATGTCGATTACAATTATAGGACACAATTACCACAGACACGCCAATAATTCAGATCTATCGTTTCTTGGAAAAATCGTTCAATACGATGATATAAACAACCACGAAACTTGGGCTTTGTTTTTTACGGGGGTTTATTTGGGCACTAAAAAGTCTTAAAAGTAATGACTAAAAAAGTAATGACTAAAAAAGTAATGACTAATGAATAGATAATACGCCAATTTGATTAAATTTGATTAAATTTAATTGATAATATTTATACTGTATAAATATGAATGATTTTATGACAGAAGAATCTATAATTAATTTATGGAATCAAAAAGATATTTTTAAAAAATCATTGGAAAAAACAAAAATATACCCCAAATTTAAATTCTATGATGGTCCTCCTTTTGCCACTGGGTTGCCCCATTATGGTCACATAGTTGCCAGCACTATTAAAGATATTATACCTAGATATAAAACACAAAATGGTCACTATGTCGAACGTCGGTTTGGCTGGGATACGCATGGATTGCCTATAGAATATGAGATAGATAAGGTATTAAATATAAAAACTCCCCAACAAGTTAAAGAGTATGGTATAGGTAATTATAATAATGAATGTAGAAAAATAGTATTAAAATATAGGGAAGAATGGCGGAAAACAATCACTCGTTTGGGGCGATGGGTTGATTTTGACAATGACTATAAAACAATGGATAAGTCCTTTATGGAGAGTGTGTGGTGGGTTTTTAGCGAATTATATAAAAAAGGCTTGGTTTATAAAGGTGTTAAAGTGATGCCTTATTCAACCGGGTGCACAACCCCACTCTCTAATTTTGAAGCCACAAGTAATTATAAAAATATTTCTGATCCATCTTTAACGTTTAAATGTAAAGTAAAAACGCCATTATATCCCAATACATATATATTAGTGTGGACAACAACCCCTTGGACTTTACCTTCCAATCTAGCTATTTGTGTAAATCCTGAACTAGAATACTCTCTTATACAATTTAAAGTGGACAACACCGCATACATTATTGCCACTGATTGTTTAGATAAATATTTTAAAACTAAAACAGACTATGAAATAATCAAAAAAATAAAGGGGTGTGATTTAGTAGGTATTGAGTATGAACCATTGTTTGATTATTTCTACGATACTTTTAAAGACACATCCTTTAAAATAATCTCAGATTCGTATGTTGAATCTGGTAGTGGCACAGGTCTAGTCCATAATGCCCCCGCATTTGGTAAAGATGATTACAGGGTATGTAAGGATAATGGCATTATTAATAAAGATAGATTACCACCTTGTCCACTGGACGAAACTGGTAAATTTACAGAAGACGTTGCTGATTATGTGGGGGTGTATATTAAGGATGCCGACAAATTAATAATAAAAAATTTAAAGGCGAGAGGTCTTATTTTTCTAAATAAACAAGAGATGCACGAATACCCATTTTGTTGGCGTTCAAATACCCCATTGGTTAATAAAGCTGTTTCTTCGTGGTTTATAAGAGTAGAAGATTTTAAAGATAAAATAATAGCAAACAATCTTAAAACTAAATGGGTTCCAGGACATATTAGAGATAATAAATTTGGCAAATGGTTGGAAAATTCAATAGATTGGTGCGTATCGCGGAATAGATATTGGGGGACTCCTTTACCAATATGGATAAGTTCCGATTTTGAGGAAATAGTGTGTATAGGTTCGGTTGGAGAGTTAGAGGAATTAGCCAATTTACCAAGAGGTAGTATAACCGATATTCATAAACATTCTATAGACCATATTACAATACCGTCTAAAGAAGGTAGAGGAGTTTTACGACGTGTCCCAGAAGTATTTGATTGTTGGTTTGAGAGTGGTAGTATGCCATATGCTCAGCATGGATATCCAAATTGTGACCCAGGTATCAACTTAGATGATATTTTTCCAGCGGATTTTATTGCCGAAGGAACCGACCAAACAAGGGGATGGTTTTATACATTAATGGTTATATCTACCGCATTATTTAATAAACCAGCATTTAAAAATGTGATTGTGAATGGTTTAGTTCTCGCCAAAGATGGACAAAAGATGTCTAAAAGTAAAAAAAATTATCCACCTGTTAATGACATATTTGATAAATATGGGGCAGATGCGGTCAGATTGTATTTAATAAGTGGTCCAGTTGTAAGAGCGGGTGATTTAAAATTCAAGGAAAACGATGTTAGAAATATTGTTAAAAATGTCCATATATTAATGTTAAATATGGTAAAATATCTCCTACAAATGATCGATTTATACGAGATAAATAATAAATGTAAATTTAAACCAAAGGATATTGTAAAAGATCCAATTAGCATTACAAATCCGATCGATTGTTGGATATTAGAATATACAAATACATTTATAGAAGATATTCATAAAGATATGAGCAAGTATGAACTGTATCATATGGTAGATAGAATTACATTATTAATTGATAAATTATCACGTTGGTATTTAAAATTAAATAAGAACAGGTTTAATAATGGCGATTATTTGGCGTTGTCGGTATTTTTCTATTGTATATATCATATTATTATAACAATGGCACCATTTACACCATTTTTATCCGAAATTATTTATCAAAAATTAGTTCCCTATGTTGGTGGGGAAGAAAGCGTCCATTTAATACAGATGGAAAAAAAAATATGGTCAGGTGATAAAGATTTATTACAATCTATGGAATATCTTTATAATGTTATTGAGATATCCCGTATTATTAGGACTACTAAATTAAAAAGAGAACTTAAAAAACCAGTGAATAAAGTAATAATTATAAATAATAATCAGGCTGTTTTAGATAATTTAAAAAGTTTGGAGGAGTATCTCCAAACAGAGATAAATGTTATGACTATCGAATATTCAACCGATATCGACAGCTATGTTACTTATACACTAAAACTTAATCCCAAATTGGGGAAAGTGTATAAAGAACAAATGCTACCTTTTAATGATTTTTTAGCCGACTTACCAGATAGTAGGATTAATGAAATAGTGCATAATAAAGAGAATATTGTTTATTCTAAATGTAATGTGGGGGACAATCTCAATCAAGGGGATAATCTCAATCAAGGGGATAATCTTAATCAAGGGGATAATCTTAATCAAGGGGATAATCTTAATCAAGGGGATAATGTCAAGGATAATAATATCAACTATACTGATTTAGTAATAACTAAAACAATTAATAATTCTAGCGAATATTTATCACATTTAGAAGGGGATTTTATATTATTAATGGACGACACATTTACAGATGCTATGGATAATAAATACCAGAGTAAATTAATATTCCGATTTTTACAAGATTTTCGGAAGGAATGTGATTTGGTACCATCTGATAAGGTTAATATTTATTATAGTATATTGGAAAATACAAATAATGAATTGGATAATTTATACAATAGTGTAATAAAAGATGTTGAAGTGTCCATTAAAACTTCCATAAATATATACAATGAAAAGAACATAAATACTGTTAAAAATAAAGATTATACTATATGGAATAGTAAAATAAGATTATACTTTACCCTGTAAAGTAGCATTAATAATCTATATTATATTATGGAAAGTTATTTTAAGGATTTAGCCTAATAATTCTAATGGTATGCTAAGTATTTTATTTTCCGACGCTTTTACTATTTTATCCCAAATACTTTCACTATCTTTAACAAAACTGAAATTATAAATAAGTAGTTTGCTACAGGTTAATGAATCTGTCTGATGGAATACATTATATAAATTAAACATTGCTTCTTTAATATCACCGGATTTACTTAAATCGACATATCCTATAAATAAATCCCTATATTTAAAACCCAGTGAATTAAAATCTATTAAAATAGTATCTGAAAGATATTTAGTTGTTATATCTTTCAGATCTTTAGGAAAATTTAAATCTGTTGAATTAAAATCTATAATATTTAATATATAGGTTGGTTTATTTGGACTATAGTGTAATTTGGATTGTCCGGGACCTTGAGGCTCACTTAGAGGCTTACATAGAGGCTCACTTAGAGGCTTACATAGAGGCTCACTTAGAGGCTTACATAGAGGCTCACTTAGAGGCTTACATAGAGGGTCACCCAATATAATATCAACAGCATTTTTAGCATTATATGTTTTTATAAAATCTTCTACATCTTTTAATAAAATAGCTCCATGCCTCATTATCGTTAATGTGTTATTTTCTATTTTAATAATTGTGCTTTCAATACCATGTTCGCAGACATAATTATCATCATTAATAATATTAATTTTTGTATTACCAAAATATTTATAAACGTGTTCTAAAGATGTAGAACTTGTGCGCGTTGATATATTTGCACTAGGGGCACATATTGGACCACCCGAATATTGAATCAAAGATCTAATTATTTTATTTTTTGGGATTCTAATAGCAACATAGTCGCTAATATTTCGAATATAGTCTGGAACATTTTTAGATGATTTTAGTAAATATGTTATTGGTCCAGGGGAAAATCTAGTAATTAAACTAGAAAATATATTATTCTCTAGTTCAGTTATCTCAATAAGGGTCTCCGCATCATAACGTCCTAAACAATGAACAATTAGCGGATTTGTTATGGGTCTATTTTTAATTTTATAAATTTGTTCTACAGCTGTTTTACTGTATAAATTGCCCCCAATACCATATACTGTTTCTGTTGGAAAAATAACTAATTCAGAATTAGTTATTTTTTCACCTAATAATTTTAAATTTATATCAGTAGACTCATATATTTTACAAATTTTATCCGTTTCTTTTTCATCACTAAACATTTATTTAAATATTTTATATGAATAAAAATATCAAATTTATTTCTTAATTTTTTTAAATATTAGTATACCCCCCAAACCCATTAAAAGTTTTGTAAACATACCTATAGGCTGAGCGGTATTTCTAAATGCTTTGGTATTTCTAACTGGATTGGTATATGAAATAGCTTTATTATAGTTTGAATCGCAATCGGAATCAGAATCAGAATCAGAATCGAGTTCTGATTCTTTATCATCCAATTCAACCACAGCTTCTTCTAATTCAACCACAGCTTCTTCTAATTCAACCACAGCTTCTTCCAATTCAACCACATCTTCTTCCAATTCAACCACATCTTCTTCTAATTCAACCACAGCTTCTTCCAATTCAACCACAGCTTCTTCCAATTCAACCACATCTTCTTCCAATTCAACCACATCTTCTTCCAATTCAACCACATCTTCTTCCAATTCAACCACATCTTCTTCTAATTCAACCACAGCTTCTTCCAATTCAACCACAGCTTCTACAGCATTATTGTTTCTATATAAAAATCCCATTATAATATAAGAATATAAAATAATTTAAGTAAATAATTAAATCCTATATTAATTAAATCCTATATAAATTTTTATTTTTATAATTATAATCCGAGTAATAAAAAAATAAAACGGTTGTCTTGATGTGTGAACATCGCTTTGATGAAATAAATGCTGAATCCTAATAACATCGGTTTTGTTTAGGATTCTAATTCTTATTTAATCCCTAGAATGTAATTGGTATGATATTCTAAAAAATGTAAACGAATCAATTCCTAAGGAATTTGACATTTCTGATAAATGGATGAATCCTCACCGTTATTTCGAAAGTGTTTAAACCTGATACCATGCTTCTTTGAAATATAACAATTCCGTTAAGGAGTCAGTCTTTAAAACGTGAAAATTAACTCTACAGCTAAATTTTTGGTTTCGGGGTTAATAGTGAAGGTATAGTCTGGATCTTCAAGTATAAATGACTCTTTGTCGTACTGTGTTTTATCTCCTTTTAATCGAAGCGAAAACCGGTCGGATACATCATACGTTAGTGCGCCGCCAAATGTGCGTCCCTTTAGCTTTAAGTGTTTAGTAGCAAGCGGGTCATTAACGCTTATTTCACCAACATCTGGATCGAGATTCAGATTATTATCTAACCAGACTCTTGCTATTACATCCAAAAAGCTATAACCAGTAAATCCAGTTAAGGTGACGGTCCCATTAGATCTCAAAGCATTAACTACAAGTGATTTTTCATCTTGGATTGTCATTCTGCCTGCGTTCCCAGTAGGAGCTCCATTTGCCAGCAGCTGGTGCTCCGTATCTTTTAAATCTCCCCGTACCATTCCACCCTCTACTCCAAAACTCCAACGCGGTCCTACTCTAGAATCTGGGTCGAATTTAAATCCAGCGAAACTCTTTATACCTGTTTTAGAATTAGAATATCTGGGGACTGTTACGAGGCCGCCGGGTTCACAACCGTCCAGTCAGATTCAAACGAACGCTTTATTACCCCAGAACCAGCATAATAATAAACTTTCCGTGCCACTTGTGTATTAACTTTTTCCATAACAGTATTATTCTTTATATTTTTTCTATATAAATTATCCATTCTATATTATAATTATATATTTTTAATTAAAATGTATAATTAAATTATTTTTTTAATTACAAATAACCCACCTACTCCAAGTAATAACTTTTGTAAACCACCGGCCATCGGTTTCCTGTAGGAAACAGCATTTTTATACCCTGACTCAGAGTCGGAATCGGAATCGGAATCGAGTTCAGAGTCAGAGTCGGTCTCGGATTCTGGTTCAGGTTCGGCCTCGGATTCTGGGTCAGCAGTCAGCACATTAACAGTTTCTATATCGGTCTCAATACTATTTGCTGATTTAGTAATTGGATGTGTCATTCTATCAGATAGTTTTGGGAGGGGTTTTAATTTGCTAGCACCCAGTTTATTAGCCTTCTCTTTATCGGTTGAGTCATAGTATATAGAATAAGAGATATTATACGCGGGAGTATTTCGTTTTATATAATCAGTTTGGGTTTCTCCTACTACCATCGAATATCCCACAATTTCCGCAATTTCATTATTTACTTTTTTAACCTCAATAAATTTCATTTCATCATTATCGCTTAAATGGTAAAACGCTAATCTGAGTAAGTCGGGATCAGGCAAATCGTAATCTGCTTTTAATATAGTTTCCTTTTGTAATTCATAGAAAGCTACTCTTGTTTCTGCTCTAGAAATATGGGCATTTTTAGCTTTATAAAACCGCTTAATACCCAATAATTCAGCCGAAGTTTCATCCGAAATTTCATCCCCATTAAACCCACCGACCAGATTTATACCAACAGACATAAATAAAGCAGTCATCTTTATTAAATTATTTAGTATTGAATCCATATGTTCTTCATGAATTGCTTCTATTTCTAATATATTTAGTTCTGGTTTTTCATACTCGACAATATATGTCATCATTAATTCGTGCACTATTAGCACCCCCAGTGATATAAATGTAGTTATAAAACTGTCAGGATTTTCTCGATTGGCAACTAATCTTTCTTGTAAATATTCCTCAAAAGAAAAATCCGGTTTAGCATTAACCGAATTCTTTAATATTTCACCCTTTATTTTATTTAAAGTAATTTTGCCATCTTTACGTACTGGAGATACATTATTTATTAATACATTTTTAGTTTTATTAAACCTGTCAACAATTTCATTTGTTATATTTAACAAAATATCTTTTGTATTATCATCGTCTTTTACAGAATTTTTATATTTAGTATTTCCCTTAATTTCTTTACTTAATTTGGTATATTCACTGGTAATATCTTTAGTAAGTTTTAAAATTAATTCAGTAAGAGATAAATCATCTAGATTAATAAAACTTTTAGTGGTATCATTATTTTTAAGCTGTTCTTTTATCGATTTTGAAATATCTTTAAATATAACGTTTGTATTGGTATTAACTTTATTAAAAATAAGCTGCGTATCTTTTAAAATAGATAGTGCCTTTGTTTTAAAATTAGTGAATATATTTACATGTTCTGAATTTAATCCAGACATATTTAAATTATCCATACCAACACGTTCACTAATCTCAACAAATTTAAAATTTATCCAGCCAGCATATTTAATAAAATTTATTAAATTATTGGTTTTAGTTTTATCCAAAGCTTTGTTATTTAATAAATCCGTCATCATTTTTGGACTAAACTCTGGAGTAGTATCATTGGTATCAATGGGTAATTTTAATATAATCCCTTTAATAAAAAACATAATTATTTCAGTGAATGGTAGAATTATCTGAGAATATTTATTATCTACATCTTCTATATAAGAAGGTAACATTAAACTAACAAATCCAATAATACTTTTTACTACTTTATATAATGCTCCATCTAAATTTAATTTATCCACTGATTTAAAAAGTACATCTTCCGTCATACTTTTATCCTTTTCTATATTTAAACTTTCTTTAAAGACTTTTTTAAATTTAGTTACAAGATTTTTATCTAAAGGTTCATCGAGTTCCAAAAATAATTGTTCTTTAATTGATTTAGATATACTTTTATTTATCAATGAATTATTATTAAAAGATTTACTAATAATTTGTTTACTATCTTTTAATATTTCATTTATTCTACTTATAAATTTATCAACCAATTCTTCTGTTTCTTTTGTATCTTTTGTATCTTCCACATTTATTGTTTTTTCTTCAACAATTTTATCGGCTGATTCTTTAACCTCTTCAAATAATTTTATACCCCTCGACGATATCTGAATTAACATTTCTTTTATACCCGAGCCTAATTCTGTTGAATTATTTTTTTCGGACGCATGTTTAATAGAGGCTTCTTTAATTTCGTTAAATATTTTTTTGGTTGTATTCGTTAATTTTAATACATTGTCGTGTGAATCATCATCTTCCAAATTATTACTAATAGCTTTTTGAATATCGATTAGTAATTTTTTTGAATTTATACTAATTATTTTAAATAAATGTAAAACATTTCCATAATCTAATTCTTCTATAGATTTATTGATTAATTCATCATCAACCAATTCGTGATCAACCAATTCATCATCAACCAATTCGTGATCAACCAATTCATCATCAACCAATTCATCATCAACCAATTCGGCATCTAAATTATCCAATTTCTTTTTAGTATTATTTTTTATTTTATTAAAAGATTTTAAAGATTTAGAACACACTTCTATCAATAATTCTCTATTATTAACAGTTTTTTCAATATTATTAATCAATTCTTTAGTTTGTTCCATATATCTATTAATTATATGTATAGATGGAGATTCATCCTGATTTGGTATAGATTTTGATACATTATTATTTAATGATTTTTGAACATCTTTTAATAAAAAAATAATATCGCTTGAAACTTTTTGTATTAATCCTTGAACATCATTATTAACTGTTTTACTATAGGATTTGTTAAGGGTGTCGTGTAATTTATCAAATTCGCTTCCTAATAAATTATTTTTAACTTCGGTAACAATTTCTTTAGTATTATTAATTATATTAGACGATAATTCCTTTATTTCATCATCGACAATTCCAGATATTTTATCACCTAACGATGTATGTTCTTTGGGTGTTGTGTCTGGAATTATACCTTTAATATCATTATAAACTGATAACGCATTTTTGCTCATAGTAACAATCATACTTTTTAATTCATTAATATCTGTTTTAGATACTTTGTTGAATTGTTCTTTAACTTCAACTAGAGGAATACTTTTATCGTCGGACGTAACTTCCGCTTCAACTTGAATAGATTTAGTTAGAGGAGAATCAACTTCAGACAGAACTTCAGAAATATTATTTTTCATAATAACTAATTCATCTTTATTATTATATATAAATCCCATTATATATAATAATATATATATTTATTCAGATTTGTTTATAAATTCAATTAAATTATTTATTTTTTTCCCAATTATTTGAGGATTATTTAAGTTATTTGTATATACTACATTATTACTATCAACCAAATATTCCTTATCATTTATAGTTTCTACCCAGGTCATAATATAATTATCATCTTGAGATAATTTATCTATTAAATTATTATAATCATCAATCCTCCCAAATTTCTGATTTGTTTCGTGTTTCCCACAAAATTCTCCAAATTTTTTCTTCCGCGTGCATTGATTACCATCTTGTTTTCTTGCCATACATATATAATTATCTAATTGAATATTTTTTAATTTAGGTTTTATTTTTTTTTTTAAAAATTTATCGTATAATTCGGTATTATTTATATTATAATCAATTGATATTGTATCTAAAATAGTTTTTATTTTTTCATTATAAATAGTTAATAAACTATTTGAAATTTCTTCTAAATCTTTAATTTCCATTTTATATTTAATGTAAATAATATTTAAATATAATTCAAATTTATTTGTCTTTAAATTTTATTTATTATTATTTAAAGTATAATAATAAATAAAATAATTAGTTTTTAATGAATATCGATTTATTGAGTTTGACATTGTACTCCTTCCGAATTTTCGGGTTCTCTTCCTCTATCTACATCATTTGCCCGACTTTCGCTAGAATTAAAATCTTCTAAGTAATAATCATTCAACCCGGTTGTTTTAGAAGTATCTACAACACGAATGGGTAACAATTTATGAATCAGACCTAACTTTTCGAATGATATTTTATCAGGAAATATTATATCAAATTGTATAATTAAATCTCCTTCTCTAACACTGTTTTTAATAGGAAAGCCCAAACCTTTAATTGTTTTTATGGTGTTTGGTTTTATAATGGCTGAACTTTTAATAACAATATTATCTTTAGATGGATGATTAAAGATAAACTCTAAATTACCAAGGGCTTCCGATAGTAAAATTTGTTTCTTTAATACTAAATCATGTGTATCGCGACCGACATTTTGTATAGTTTCTTCCTCAAATACCACAATTAAATGACCATTGTTATTATAACCTTCATTACCTTTATTATTTATTTTAATATATTCTCCTTTCTGAGCACCTTTAGGGATAGTTATTGTTATAATTTCGTCTTTTTCTAAATATTTTATATTATGACCAACTCCATTACACAACCTACAATCGCTGACTGATTGGGTAACCATACCTGGAGCAATTTGAACTAAATTAACTATTTTACCCTTACCTTTACATTTTTTACAAGAATCCATCGAATTTCTATTTTGAATTATTTTTCTCCTGATTTTAATTTTTTTATCAGACCCTAACATCATATCCTTGTATGATATTTTAATGGATATCTGCGTATCCGGTACGGATTTATTATCACGTTCACGGCCTCCACCTCCACCAAACATCCCCTCAAATGGAGACCCCCTCAAGCCATCAAACATTCCTCCCCCCATTCCTCGACCCATTCCTCCTCCCATTCCTCGACCCATTCCCTGTCCTCGTCCCCGACCCATACCTTGACCACCAAACATTTGCTCAAATATATCAAAAGGGGAAGAACCCCCACCTCCACGTCCTTTAAGCCCTTCTTCACCAAATTGGTCATATATTTGCCGTTTCTCTGGATCATTTAATACTTCATAGGCTTCACTAATGTCTTTAAATTTTTTTTCAGATTCATCGCGATTATCAGGATTTCTATCTGGATGAAATTTTAAAGCTGCTGTTTTATATGCTTTCTTAATTTCAACATCAGTGGCTGCTTTATTAATAGATAAAAGGTTGTAAAATTTATCGTTACTCATTGTTATTATAATAATTTACAACCTTTTTAAGTGAATATTAATCAAATTTTTATAATAAATTATCTTTGACTGTAATATTATAATATTCTAATAAAATACAATCTATGTCACAAAACTTACTAATTTTTTCAAGTATAGAAGGTTTATTATTATCTACAGCATATTTTACAAGCTCGGTAAAATCTTTGTAAAGTAATATTAATTCTAATTGAGAAAAAATAATCTTACGAGATTTCTCAAACTTATCATCATACATAATAGATTTATAAATATCTATTAATAAAAATATGATGTTATAATAATCATTTTTAACAATTATACTATCATAATTTTTCAACACCTTTTTCCACCGTTTAATATTTGTAACTAATATATTCATATGGTAATTAATATCATTACGTATTAAATCATCACGCATTAAATCAATCGCATACAACGATATATAATTTAGTATATGTTTCTCTATTTCTATATAATTTTTTTTGGACTGATAATAATTTAACTTATTTGACCATTCGTCTATAGGACGTAATTTAGTTGTTTTATAATAATTTATCATGCTTTTTTTAAAATGTAACCAAAATTCTTCAATAAATTTATCTGGATTATCATTAATAGTATCATTTGTCATTGCATCATTTGTCGTTGCATCATTTGTCATTGCATCATTTGTCATATAAATAATAATCTAAATTATTTTTAAATTTAAATTTTACACCCTTGGAGATTTAAAATGGGACTAGGTTAATTATAGTTTATAATCATTAATTTTTTTTAATATAAAATCGTTTAGTGTCACTTCTTTGACTATATTAATATTTTTAAGCACTCGTTTAGTTGTTTTAGGTTCATTATCTATCAGTAGCATATATTGATTTGCGCGTTTATATTCTATATATTCTCTATTAAAATGCGTATATGATAAATAATATTTGTGTGTTGTCATATCTTGATATAAATAGGCCACGTGACTAATTTCTGGATTAGTATGAGATAAAACTTTAATAAATTTATACATTATAATATACTAAAATAACTTTTAAATCTTCAAAATAAACCTTAACTATTTATTTTAGAATTTATAAGGAGACCTATATTATGAGTTAATGTATATAATTCGTTCTCCAGATATATTAACTTACATAACAACCCTATATATTAAAATTTACTGTAAATTAAACTTAAAACTAAAATAGTTTTGTATTATCAGGGTATCACTTTGATTTACTAAATTACCATAAACCATAATAGATAAATCTAAAGCTTTCATTAATAATACATTAATATTTTTATCGATGGTTAATTTCAACAACTCTTTATTTTCAAGAACATTATCTAGTTGTGGAGTATAATTAATATATACATCCATCATTTTAATCCTTGTTTCCACATTGACTTTATTATTAATAATAAGTTCATTAATATAAAATAATGATTCAGTTAAAAGAGATACAGATACCAACTGACTTATTGTCTCACCAAACACAATATGTAAATTTGGTTTAGAACCATTTAAAATGGAATCCGTCATAGAAGGTAAGTTATTGATAGTGGTGTTTGAATGATATATGCAAAGTAAACTATTTATTAAAGTTGTTAAATTATAAGATACATTATATTTTGTATTTATAAATTGTTCTACATTACTAACAAGATCTATAATCTTTTTATCAACTTCGGTTTGATTTTCTATTTCATATACTATGGCAGTTGTTAATCTTGTTTTACCATATTTTTTTACAATATTATCTTTTAAATGCATTTTATTATCATAGATAATATTATATTAATCTATTCGTTTAGATAATATAGTTATCAATTCTTTCATTGTTGGAGAATATATATTAAGTTCTAGCATATTTTTTATAAAGTTATCCTTTGAATTATTAAATTCTTTTTTAGCCTCTTCTAATCCAAAATTATTAATATAGTTTGGATCCAATAAATTATTGTTTTTCCTAAGGCTGTCTTGTAGAACATCGTCGAAATCATCGTATATTTGAAAAGCTAATCCAAAATGATAAGAAGCATTTTTAATATTTTCTAAATTGTTAATAGACCCTTTTCCAGATATATACCCCCCTAAAAAAGCAATTTCAAAAAAAGATGCCGTTTTTTTATTAAATAAATCTTTTATCATATCTTTATTGTCTATTGTATTCATTAAATCTTTTTTGTTTTCAGTATAAATCGGTGTAAGATCTATAAGTTGTCCTCCAGCAGCACCCAATATTCCCAAATTTTTTACAATATTATTAATAATAATAGTTAATTGCTCTTGTTCCAAATATCTAAAATTATAATAAATTAGTTTAAGAGCGATGTTTACCATTACATTAGATACTATTTGAGCCTTATATTCACCATATTTAATATGAAACGATAGTTTATTTCTGCGATAATCGTCATTATCCATACAAGGTAAATCATCTATTATTAAACTTGAATTATGAATCAGTTCGATTGCTACGGCAAAGTTTATCACATCATCCAATTTTCCACCCATCCCTAAACAATTATCTATCGATATTACGGGACGTAAGCGTTTTCCACCATCCAAAGCATACATAACCATTTCATACAAAGGTTTAGAATCGATCTCTTTTTTAAGAATTGTTTCTAAGTTTGTATTAAATAATTGTTTATAACTAGTAAAATTATATGTATCCATTAATAGTTAATTTATAATATTAATCAAAACTTTACATATTCATTAACCACGGATAATAAACCAGTTATTATTGGAATACTGATATAAATATTAAGATCCCACATACTTGGATACCATAATTTAATTTCTTTAAAAGGATACATACTATAATTCCATAAACTAGATAAACTTATAAAAAAATTATTATTTGAATTCTTTCTTAACCATATTCTCCTTATTTTAGGATTAATCTCTATGTAAACCAAATATATTGAAAAAGAAATTAAATTTAGTATTAAATTATATCTTGTAAAATATTCCATCATATTATATTTGTATTAAATTATCTCTAGATTAATTCTTAGTATCTCTTAGATTAATTCTTAGTATCCCAGATCAATTCTTATCTCTAGATTGATTCTTAATATCTCTAAATTAATTCTTAATATCTCTAGATTAATTCTTACTAGATTAATTCTTACTAGATCAATTCTTAGTATCCCCAGATCAATTCTTAGTATCCCCAGATCAATTCTTAGTATCCCCAGATCAATTCTTAGTATCCCCAGATCAATTCTTAGTATCCCAGATCAATTTATACCAGATTAATTTATAAATTTATCTATAATATAATGAAAAATATACTCTTTTTTATAAGGTTTATTACTTAAATACCACGATAAATAACTTTTATCACATTCAGCAACTTCAATTAATGTTTTATTCTTATATTTTCCATTTTTAAACTTATTTAATCCCAAATTAACCGAAATGTCTATAGATTGTTTTAACCCTAGAGTGGCTAATTTATCGGCTTTTTCATTTGACAATGAATGGATATCATTTATATTCGTGTGTGAATACACGTGGTGAAAATGAATCGTATTTCTTTTCGATTTAATTAAATAATAACCTTTTTTAATTAATTCCATATTAGATGGCTTAGGGTTCCATAATTTTCTATGGTATTTATCACCTGAAGTAGTAAACGCTTTAATACTATATTCCGAATCAGAATAAATATGAATCTCTATATTTTTATCCATTTCTGATTTCAATATATCCAAAACTTCCAAAATGGCATTTAATTCACATATATTATTAGTACAACTTCCTTTGATCAGTTTTGATACGTTTCTAGAATCATTGTCACCAAAATATATCCCATAACCTCCATAAGAAATAATATTTCCATTACCATAACAACCTCCATCTGTGTATACACAGATTCCGTTGTTAGATGGGGGATTTTCTCCCTGTTCGTTCTTAATATATTTATCTATATGAGATACGTTTGTTTCGCCATGTTTTAGAAACTCTTTAGCATCTAATATATTATCAAACTTTTTAAATTTGGCTCCACTATAGCCGTTTATTTGTTTTTTACATTCATCCCAAGAATTATATATCCCTGGTTTATAACCTTTATAGACAGAATACATAATTTATTATGATAATTTATTTTTAAATAAATTATCATAATAAAAATATAAAAATTTGATTATTTATTATTTTATATTAAAAATAATACATAACAATGCTTAAAACATTTCTACTTAACCTATTATTTATAAATCTTTCTTTAAGTCAATTATCCAAATCTATAGTACCAAGTCTACTTGCTCCTATCCACCAGCAGTGCGATTCCCCTGATACTACGAACACTAGGTGTACGTGTAACGGTATTGAATACGACTTTAGTCAGATCCAGCCCAGTGATGGAAACTCTTACTTCTCTGGTCCAGACTCCACAAACGACTACATGTATTACTTCCAAATGACTGGTGGCGGTCTTCCCATTGACGATGGCTCGATGCCATACTGCACCTTCGCCGCTGGCACGAACCAAGGCAACTCTGCTGGTCAGGGTGAAATAACTGGAGATTCCTGTGTCCCAATCGGTCTAGTATCACAACAGTCTTGGGTCATTGATACGTACCAGAGTCCACAGGTGATCCAGGTCACTTTCTCTGGCGGAAAAGAAGGGCAACAAACCGTTGCGTCTGTCACGTGCGATCCATCTGCTGATGATCCAACCTTTACCGTCAAGGGTGAAACACGAACCCTTGTGTACGAAGTGGATATTACCTCCAAGTTTGCGTGCGCACCACCTACACCGCCTACACCGCCTACACCACCTCCACCTACACCACCTACACCGCCTACACCGCCACCAGTAGATAAAAAATACAACTGTATTAATAATAAATGTGAAATAAATTATAATAATACTGGGGGAACATTGGAACAGTGTGGAAAAATATGTAAAAATATATATTGGGGTTGTATTGAAGGATATTGTATTCCTAATTTATCGAGTGGATTGAACCGAAGTATGTGTCAACACTTATGTAAATAATAATTTAAATTATTGGTTTATTATTATATAACGCATAATTTGATAAATAATAATAAACCAAATTTATTATTTTTTATTAAAAAAATCTAACCTTTTAATTCGTAATTCTTCTCGTGTTAATATAGGGGCCTCTTCTTCCTTAGCAACTTCCTCAACAACTTCCTTAGCAACTTCCTCTTTAGGATCAGATTTTATATCAAATTCTACTTCTAATTCGGTATTATTTATTAAACATACATTGTATGGTTCTAATTCGATTACCTTTATCTCTTCGCCCAATAATTCAATAGTTTGATTTAGGCGTATAAATTTATAATTCTTTGTAAGCAGTTGTTCCAAGGTGGTCTTTATATCAGCGATTTGGTCTATTAAAGTATCTAAGACTTTAAATTTGATAAATGTTGCCTGGGGTGGATGAAATAGTTCAATCGTAATTTCCCCAGGATTCATTATATCCATTAATAACTCATCAAACACCCTATTTGATAAATAACATATAGTATCGGGAGCCGAAAATTCTAAACACGAAATATATAAAAAAGATTCACATCCAAATTGAGTGTTCTTATAAGTGATTTTAAATATACATCCATCCTCATTTGCTAATATTTCCTGTTGGTAATGACTTAATACATTAGATGGTAATATGGCATTATATGTATTAAAAATAGTATTGTTATTTGTATTATTTATATAAGCTTCTGGATAAGCGGTAAGATTCATACTTACACAAATATAATTGTATTTAATAATATCAAATTTTATAAACAAGTAAAAATAAACCCCAGGAAAGATATTTATTAATTTTATAGATGCGTAATATAAAGACTAGTAGACTTATTATAATAACCCTGGTTGGGACAGATATTATAATATAATAATAACTTAACATAAGAGCCAAACTATACCAAAAGGCGTGTGTAGTCCATTTAATTAATCCTTTTCTTCTCAATGTCATTAAAAAAGCGGATGATTGAATCGCTATAATACTGTTAAATGCTAGATTTGATTTATTACCAATAGGAGAAAGTAGACATCCAGTTACAAGAATTTGGTAAAAAGAATAGAAATACCTTCCATAGTATTTTACCGCAGTGGTATATTTATCATTATTACGAACCGCTGTAACTCCTTTAGTCCCATATGTATCGGTTACCCAATCAATTAAATAATGACAGCATAAAATAAATAGAATTAATCTGGATTGTGTCAATAGATTAAATTGGTCCATTAAATAAATACCAAATGATCTAAACGTAAATAGAATAGCATGAATTCGATACTCTTCGTATATTATTAATGGCGATGATATTATTCTATTGGGTAATACAGTAAATATTAAGGATGACGATGATAGAATAAAATGAATTAAAAATGTATAAAAATTAAAATTAGACCAATTACTGTACCCCAAATCATTGTGTTCGATTAAAATAAAACAATATCTATAAATAAAATTTATTAAGGATAGTGATCCAAAAATTTTATGAATAAAGTAAGGATCTTCTTTTGTAAATAATTTTTTAACTAATCGCATTAATACACTTATCTTAGTTGACTTTAAATAAATTTTATACTTTAACATACAATGATTCCATATTAACACAATCTCTTATAATTGTCTGTTCTATATTAGAAGCAACCGAGACTAGTGCGGGATTTTCTAATATCCCCGCCATCTTAATAACATCTTGAACAATATTATTTATTTTAATGACATCTTTAACAAAATTTCCTGGAAATAAACCATATTTTTGAATCAGTGTATTAAAATCCGCCCCTGACGCCCATTCATACATATAATCTATAGAATTTAGCGATAAAGACCAATCTATATCAATATACAGTTTATGGTCATTCATCCTATTTTCAAAACACGTCGATATATCTAGGAGAGCCTTTATGTTTGGTTTAAGATGTGATGGTATAATTAAACCCTCTATTGAGGGAGTCTCGTCTGTGTTGGATTTACTCTGTATAAATAAACTCAAAATTGCTACAATTTCTGCTCCCTGAAGATTATCTAAATAATTATTCATGATTAATTCCGTAAATATAATTTCATTGCATTCATTTATTTGACTAGCAATAATACCCTTTATTGATATATCTGGAGGTTGTAGATTTTGATAATCGCTAATATTGGAATTCGCATTAATATATTGGGTATCTTTTAATAAAGTTATTATTTTTAGTATACAACTATCGATATAACCATTATTTTTATTTAAATTATTTTGTAAATTATCTCTATACTCAATTGTTTCTTTATCCACTTTATAGTCTTCATACAACGCATTAAATCCCAATTCATTTTTAATGCCGTCAGCCAATTTTCTATTTTTTTTTATCATTTTTTGCGATAATTTTATAAATCCATCTAGTCGAGGATTTAATAATTCTTCGTATTCAACACATTTGCTATAATCTCTGTTAGGAATATGAACGGTCTCCATCTCCATGGTTAAATGTTTTTCTTCTTCTACAATCTCTCTATTTAATAACGAACTCCTTATAAAAGGACCGATTTGATCTTTACCCGTTAGAATTAGTTTTAAAATAAATTGGAAATTGGGAACAAACCGAGAATAAATAATCTGACTTTTACCCATTAAAATTTCCGTCATTTCACTCTGTGTAGGCAAATCATATAAATTGGGTAATAATATAGAATAACCCAGTTTATCCATACCCCTCCTACCAGCCCGACCACTCATTTGTTTATATTCGTGTGGTTTAAGTAATCTAAAATTCCCTTCCGAAAATTTACTCAAACCAGTGTAACAAGTAGCCTTGACCGGTATATTAATACCCACTGCAAATGTTTCAGTGGCAAATAATATTTTAATAAATGAATGTTTTTTCCCATCAATATCATAACAAAGCATTTTTTCAATAATTTCTTTAAACACGTGATACACTCCAGAATGATGATAGGCAATACCTTTTTGAACAAGCGTTTTAATCTTAGCATATTCATCTAGTTTAATTAAATGTTCATAATGGTCGCTTTTTCGCAGTTCTTTATCAAAAATCGCCAATGATTCTAATTGTTCAGTAGCATCATTCACAGAAACAGTAACTAACTTAGCATACGATTCGCATTTTTTTTTAGACAGTGTAAATATAATGGTTGGGAGCAGATCTTTAATTTTTAAGAATTGGACAAGGTCGTTAAAAATAGATTTGTTAGAAATAAATTTAAAATAGTTTTTTTTAAGTTCTTTTATTTTGTCGTATATGCTGGGATTAAAGTTGGCGTGTTCATCCATAATACAAACCAATGTTTTATCATAGGCTTCTATCCCTTTAAAATCCCGCTTCTCTAATTTATCAATGCTTTTTAAAAACCCCATAAACGCGTAGTGTTTTAATGGAACAATTCGTTTATTGGTCATTGCCAGTGTTACATCCTGGGATTTTATAGAACTTAACCAATTTCCAAATAATTCGGGTCGTTCTATTGTAGCCGACAACATAATAAGTTGGATATGCTGGGGCAAAAGAATAATGGATTCTTCCCAAACACGCCCTCTTTCTTTATTGGTTATATAATGAACTTCGTCGAATATAATTGCATCAACATCCGTATAAACATCTAATTCTACTGTAAGTTGTAATTTATCGGTTTTTATTTTTTTGTTATAAAGAAGGTTTCTTAGAATTTCGGTGGTCATTACTATACAATCGGCGTCTGGGTTGTATTTTATATCCCCAGTCAAAATCCCAAAACTTATATCTGGGTATTTATGGGTTAATTCATTGAATATAAAGTTTGAAAGTGCTTTTATAGGAGTTGTATAAATTATTTTTTTCCCTTTTGACCTATTTCGTATTTTATGTTCGGCAACAAGCGTTTTCCCACTGGATGTAGGAGCGCATACCAGAACATGGTTAGAATTATCTATTGCGTCTATGGAATGTTTTTGAAAATCACTTAATTCGAAAGGATAATCTGGGAAGGCCTTGTCTGTAGAATATGGGGTGTCTTTTATAATAAGCATTTATTAATAATGATCTAGTATATTGATATAATAAAATCACTTTAAATATATCAATTTTATTTATTGAAAAAAGTGTATACTATTAATTAATATAGATAATTAATATAGATAATAATAATACTATTTAATTAATAATATAATTATACTATTTAAAGTTTTATAATATTATACTATATATATAAATAATGTTTGAAGAAATTTTTTCCCAAAACAATCGTTCATATTTAACCACATTTTCAAATATTAAAGATTTACCATTAATAACGTATTCACTGGGCTGGTTAACATTATTTACCCTCGTATCCTATAAATGTCTTTTAAATATGTTTAAAGGAAACGACATATTTTATAAATTAAATAGTACAAACGAACGAACAATTATAATTTTAAGAGGAGTGCCTGGAATAGGTAAGAATAATTACATATTAAATAAGGAATTAAATCGGAATTCTATTTATTCGGTTGTTTCATCGGATGATTTTTTCATTAAAAATAATAAATATGCCTTTGACCGCAGTTTATTAAATAAAGCCCAAAGCTGGACCTTTGAACAGTTTTTAGTATACTTGAATATGGGTGTGCCAAGAATATATGTATCTAATTTAAATAATAAAATATGGGATTATAGTAATTATATTAGAACGGCTATTAATTCTGGCTATAAAGTAGAAATTGTTGAATTAATATGTAATGATTATAAAGAGTTACATTATTTTAATAAACGTAGTGTTCATAATATACCCTACACATACAGTAAAAAAATATTTGATGATTGGGATATAGATAAGAATTCTACTTATGTCGAGCCTTATCTCGGAACACACGCTATAGAATTAGAAGGGGATAGTATACCCAATTACCCAATTTTATCTGAAGATGAATTGGATAAACTATTATCCGATTATATGAATAAGACAGAAATAGTTAAGAAAGTAGATATTATTAATAAACCAGAAAAAGTTACTAATCATAATAATGTAGATATTATTAATAAAGTAGATAAAGATGATGTTGACGAAATAATGGGGAGAAGGTTATATGTGGTTAATAATACTAATAAAGATTTATATTATTTAAAATGTGGTAAACTGAAAGGTGTTGAAAAGATACCCAAAGAACTAATAGATTATAGCATCGTTTAAGCCAGTTTTTTTCCCACTATGGACCCCGCAATACCCCCTCCAGCCATTAAATACAGCGTATTAATTCCAACCAATAAACTAACTGGGCTAAGTAAAGATGCTCCTATTAACCCACCTATTATAATCGGTTTAAATTTGATATTATATTTAGATGCTATTTCTAATTCTTTATTAGATTCTTTAACAGTTTCTACAGTTTTATCAGTTAAATTTTCTATAAGATTTAACTGATCATTTTGGGTGTTCATTAGTTGGGTTAAATCTCTATTTATGTCATTTAGATCTTTTATATCTTTTAATAATGCTTTATATTTTAGAGATTCGTCTACTGGGTCATTCTTAGATTGCATTATTATATATAAAAATATATTAAATTTGATTATTAATAATTAAATTTTAAAAAGTATAAATGCCGTCCACTAAAAAAATTATTTTTAGGAAAAAACCTCAAAATAAATTTGTAGAATTAAATTATGATACTGATATAACACCTATAAAATCATCTGGGATTAATTATGATTTAGTAAATCGAATTGTTGCTTTAAATAATACAAAGAAATTAGATTCGTTGAGTAGCTGTTCGGAAACTACATCTTCTACTAGTATATATGATGATGATTTAATAGAGGATAATGAAGATAAGGTTCAAATCAATAAGATGAATGGTGGCGAGGATGGAGCAGATGGCGAGGATGGAGCAGATGGCGAGGATGGCGAGGATGGGGAGGATGGGGAAGATGGGGAAGATGGGGAAGAGGAAGACATGCTTGATGTTGATGAATTAATAAAAGATAGTATTGGTGGTAAAACAATATACTATGACTATGATAAAAATATTATATACAGCGAATTTTATGAAGTTATTGGGAATATAGCCGACAACGAGTTTGAATTTTATGATAATTCGTATAATGAAACGGTGAATGATTCTTCAGAAGTCAATAAAAATACATAGAAAATAAAATTGATTAAAAATTTAAAATATTGAGATATTTATAAATGAATTCCAAAAAATCTCGTTGTAAATGTATTATTAATACAGATGGTGATAAATGTAATAAAAAACTAAAATTAACTGATATGGATTGTAAATGCGAAATAACATTTTGTGGGTCACATCGCTTACCAGAAAACCATAATTGTGCATATAATTATATTGCTGAAGGTAGGAAACTGTTAAAGCAACAAAATCCTGTTATAGATCATATAAAAATAATCCCGGTTTAGAGAATTAAACTATTGGAAATAATAATATTGGGACATAGAGTTTAATGGATTATATTATTCATTACTATATGTCTTTCTTTTTTTTATAGAGTATAACTAAACTATTTATTTTAATAGCAATGAACACGGTCTAACTGAAAAGTCAACAAAAATTTTAAATGATTTATTAACTTATTATAAAAAACTCCCTTATCGAAAATTCTGTTAGAAGCTCATAGTGATCCTACTGGTGAATTTGATGTCAATACTAAATTGGCGATTAAAAGAGGTATGGAAGTTAAAAACTATTTAATATCACTGGGAATAGATGAGGCAGTGATGACTGTTAAATCGTTTAGTGAGAACTGTCCATATCAAAATAATGCTGATAATAATATAAATAGTAGAAGAGTCGTAATTAGAGTTAAATAGATAAATTAATTTTTATTTAAACAAAAATATTATATTAAGTTATAATATAATGACTTGTTGTGATAAAGAATTGGAAACTAAAATTAGAACTATATTAAATGAGGCACACCCAGACAGTAAAATTGGAGATAGTTGTGTTAGTAAATTAGTTGAATTATTAAAGGGACATTGTCCCCACTATTCCAATAAACATTAATTTTTATTCATTATATTAATTTCTTATATTAATATAATGAATAAAATTATATTAATACTAATAATTTTAATAACCGCATTTATAGGATATTATTGGAAATCAAACGATATAGATAGTATAGAACAGTTTCAAACGAAATCTATACGTGAAAATTATACAGATATTTATGATAGTTTCTACTCAAATATATATGATCAACTGTTTAAATCCGACCTTAAAAATGAATACGAAATATATAGTTTAAAACAATATGCCTTTGATAAATTTAATAAAGATTCTATAAATATTTTAGATTTAGGTTGTGGAACAGGAAACCATCTTAAATTATTAACCAAATATAAATATAAATGTACTGGATTAGATAAATCCGCTAAAATGTTATCTATTAGTAGAAAAAATAATCCCAGTGTTGATTTAATTAGAGGAGATTTTCACAACAAATCTACGTTTGTGAAACGCGAATTTAGCCACATAATATGTCTTTTTTATACGATTTATTACACCAACAATGTAGAAAAACTATTTAAAAATCTTAATTATTGGATTAAGCCTAAGGGATTTTTATGTATACACTTACTTCATAGAGACAAATTTGACCCTGTTTTAGAAAAATCCTCCTCACTAATACCTCTTTATAATCCACAAAAATATACCGATAAACGGAACACATCGACCAATCTGGATTTTAATAATTTTAAGTATAAATCCGATTGGTTTTTTAATAAATCGGACATACAATTTGTTGAAAAATTTGTATTTAAGAAAAACTCCTATATGAGACAAAATACGCATAAATTTATTATGCATAAAGTTAGCTACTATATAAAACTAGCTAAAAAAAATGGATTTAAATTAGTTAAAATTGTGGATTTAAGCCCAGTTAATCATCAATATAATGCTGTATATGTATTTAAGAAATTATATGGTTACTGAATAACAATATTCATCCATCGTTAATTTAACTTTTTTATCAAAACCATCTTTATTTTCTAGATATAATCTGGCAGCATCCACATTTAATGGGTCTTTAGCATTCGGATAAAGTAGGAGTTGAGGTATAAATGTCTCATAAATATGACACAAATTATATATTGGGGTCCATGTTTGATTTAAAACATTCAGACAAATACTCCCGCTATTAAAATCCACATTTGGGTGATAAATTTTTGTTTCAAACCCAACCGACGGAGATTTATAGGGATATTCAGGCGTTATTTCAATTCTAATAACCCAAGACCCTCCAGAATATACCGTATCTTCTGGACCGTTTAATAATATGCGTATTGTATTGTTAGTAATTTCTATATTTTCCTGTTTAACTAATATTTTTAAATTATTAATATCTAACAATCTTCTTTTATTCATAGTTTATTAATGTATACTTAACTAATGAATACTATTTAAGTATATATATTATAACATTTTTTCAATTTTAGTAATATTATTTGATATTCCAAATTGACAATGTGTTAGTGTCAAATCCAATTCATCTAATTTATTAATATGATTATCTAACTCTTTGGAAACAGTTTTATTTATATCTTTTATTTCTCTAATTTTACTATATATTGTATCATTGATTTGTCCTTTACTACCTTCTAGTCCTCCACTATCTAGTCTTTGATTATTAGGTCCTCCACTATCTAGTCCTTTACCACCTAGTCCTTTACCAAAATATAGACATAAACTATCCTTAGTATTTCGATATTTATCAACTATAATGGGGTTGTGAAATGTTTTATATACTTTACCAAATGTAGCATTTATTAAATTTAAATACCATTTAGATATTTTAACTTCTTTTTCAACAGAAACCAGCGAATTATTAATAGTTTCAATCGTATTACTTTGATTATATAGTATATGCGAATTTATGAGTGATTGATTGTTTAATTCTTCCAATTCTTTTAATATTTCTTCCTTTACATTGTCCATTAATTATTATAAATATATATATTTATAATAATTAAATTTGATGTTTAAATATATATATATTTATAATAATTAAAATGAATGATAGTGAGAAATGGACACGAATTGTGCCAAAACCACCCCATAATTATAATGAAAAGTTTTATAGATGGAATAATAAAGTTTGGGACAGTAAAATTAAAAAGAATCCAGTAAAGTGTGGGTGTATAATTTTTAATCATACTTTAGATGAGATCGTTTTGGTTCAAAATAAATATATGTATGATAAAGGAGTGGATAAATGGGGCTTACCAAAAGGGCATTTGGAAAATAATGAAGGTTATGGTATTTGTGCTTCTAGGGAAACAACCGAAGAAACAGGGTTAAATTTAACAATATATGACAGTATGTATAAAATAAAAATTAATAATACATACTATTTTCCCATTAAAATAAAAAGAACACTTAAAAATAAATATTTATTACCAAAAGATCTGGTTGAAATTAGGAGTGCAAAATGGTTTCCTTTGGATAATATAGATGTATTGGTAAATAGAGAAACCAGACTATTTATAACCAACAAAATTAACACAGTTCTTCAAAAATTAAAAGAATTAAATTAATTAAAATAACCTATAATATTTTTCAATTCTTCAATAAGTGAAACATCCCTTAAAAATACTATTTCAAGAAAGTCTTCCAATAGACGATATATCTCTAAAATAATATGGAAAAAATATAGTATAAGCTTACTATTAATAAAATACAAATAGAGGGATATTTTTAGTATAAGAAAGTTTATTTTATAATTTATGTAGAGTTTACTTCTTTCCCTATACATTGTTACATCCACTATATATATTTTATTATTTTTAGTACATATATTATTTATAACATAGGGGGTATAAGGTAAAAAACGCAGATCTAATATATACAAGTTGTGTTTTATAAAATGGTCCCGAATAGAATAAAGTTGTTCTTTCCAATTATTAGGTAGATTATACAATGACAGTAAATCTCCACAATTTGTCATCGTTATTATATGGGTTTTATCATTTTTATTTATTATTTGGGGAACACAATCGGTATATTTAAATAATTTTAAAAATATAATCGTTTTATCGTATTCTATTTTTTTTTTAAAGGTTTTATGGACATTTTCTTCAGTAAATTCTATTTTGGAAATATCTTTACCAAATGTTAATTTTGTCGGGATAAGATCAATCATAAATTATATAATATTTTATTATAATAATGTGGACACTAAATTTAATAATAAGGTATTTAAGATTCGTATTTAATACCGTATTATTTTTATTCTTTGCTATACCATGTTACTTTATTGCTTGGAATGATACAATTAGAATAAGGTTTTGTCATATATTAAATTATTTTTGGAACAGTAATACCGAATTACTTTATTTTTATAAAGTAATCGTTATTAATAATGAATTATTAAATACCGAAAAAATTAATTTTATAAATGCTAATCATACCTATAATTGTGATTATCTGCTTTTAACATATCTATTTTATAGAAATACTATTAATTATTATAAATATTCCAGCGTATCCATTAATACTATTATTGGTTTTATCGATAAGGTTGTTTTAACTATAATTAATGCGTGTTTTATAAACAATGGGTCATATATAACCCCTGTAAGAAATAGTATAAAAAAATGGTACAACAGTAATTATAATAGATATATCATAATTCATTTCGAAGGTGTTGCTAAAACGGATTTTAAAGGACCAAATAACTATAAATATGTCATTCATCCAAAGTATCAAGCATTTCGCACTATTTTAAAATTTCTACCCAAAGATATACACTTTATAAATGATATAAATATAATATATACCCAAAATAATACACTTTTAAAATGTTCCAATAAAGAATTAATTTTAAAATTAATTAATAATGAAGATGTTAAAATCTATTTAGAAATAAATAAATATCCAATACCAACTTTTGATATTACAGAAGAATGGTTAGACGATTTATACCAAAAGAAAGAGATTCAGATCCAAAAATTAATGGAGAAATATAATATTATGGATAATTTATAATATTATCTATAATTTATAATATGTTATTATGGATAATTTATAATATAACATTATTTAATGTTATCCTATTCACAAGTTAGAATTGCTTTATTGCATTTATATTATAAAAATATTCCCATATATAACATATCTTTTGATTTAAATGTTGAAGGAGATATTAATATTAAACTTCTTGAGAAATCATTAAATTATCTGTTATACAGGTTTCCAGATCTTAAAACAAATGTTGAAATTAAAAATGATACTTTAGTAAAAAAATATAATGACGGTAAAATTAAAATCAATGTCTATGACAATGAAAATATAGAGGAAAACCAAATTAAAGAAAAAATGTTTAATAATACTTATTTAGATATAGAACAAGAATTATTAGTAAAGGTTTTATACTTAAAAAAGGTTAATAAAATAGTATTTTTGTTTAGTGATATTATAATTGACGGAGTCGCTATTATATTATTTTGCAATAATCTAGCCGATATTTATAATTCATTATATTATAAAATTCCTATTACCAACGTGTTTTTAAAAGATAACCCCAGCATAATACCCTCTGAAAATACTATAGATTTTTGGAAAGATATTTTACCAAATGATTGTACAACGTATTTGAAAGTGAAAGAAAATAATGACTCTTTTGAAGAAGATAGGGTTAGATTTAGTATAGAAGGGGGAGAATATAATAGTGTTAAATTATTTTTAAAATTAAATTCTGTAACACTTTTTAATTATTTTACATCTATATTCTTACTTGTTTTACATTTAATATCTGGACAAAATGAACTAACAATAGATACAGTAATGGGAACTAATACTGATAATATTGGATTATACAATAATACTGTATTAATTCCTTTAACTTTTTCAGAAAAAGTGTTAAATTTATCAAAAAGGGACTATATTAAATATGTTGAAACTTTATTGAACACTATAAAAAATAATATTATATCATTGGAATATTTAACAAATAAAGTAGAATTAAATAGTCTTCCAAATATACGAATCCATTTTGAATATGCTAATAAAAATATAGATAGATATATAGATTTAGGAAAGGCCAAATTAAGCAGTAATTCAACCGAAAATACTGTAAATACAATTAGGCAGTTACTTATATTTAACATATGTGAATTTGATAATAAAGTAGAATGCTATTTTTCTTACAAAAAAGATGCTTTCAATTTAGACAACATTAATGCGATTATAAAACTGTTTAAATCATTATTATTGGGTGATAATAATACCACTATTCATAAAATTATTGACACTGAATTAGAAACGATTGAAAATATAACTGAAAATTATGTTCTATATAAAAATAACATAGATAAAAGATTAATATCCTATAAATTGGCAGGGAAATACCCTGATATAAAAATAAGTGATTTTAAAAAACAATTGGATCGTTTAAATTAATTTAGATTTAAATAAATGACATATTAAAATACTGGATACACAGTCTGTTACATAGTGTGCCCCCGAATTAATCCTAGAAAATACTGTTAACCCTAGAAGGACTAAATATAGATAATTTAAGTAACTATTATAGGTTAAGAAATAAGTTAAATATAGGGTAGCGGTATGCCCACTTGGAAAAGATTGGTTTATATGCCAGTTTTTAGAATATCTTATGTTATATACAGGCATGTATCTAAAATCATTTAATAAATAAGAATCACGGGGTCGTGGTCTATCCAAAAACATTTTAAACACAATATTAATTATAAAAAGTTCAATAAAATATCTTAAGATAAGTTTGTAATAGATTTTTTTATAAAGTAATATATATATATTTACGACTATATTAAAATAAATAATATAGTTTGAAAATAATTTAGAAAATTTGTGGAATTTTTTTTGATTGTATAATAGTTTTGTAATATATTTATCAACAACAGGTATATACATTATAAATAAAAATAGGTAGTGTAACATTACGTTTTTCTTATATAATTTTTATAGTAGACTATAATAAATGAAATTAGCCGTAGTTGGAATATCCCTTAAATTACCAAATAATATTAACGATTTAGAGGATTTATACAATAATTTATTAAATAAAGAAGATTGTATTAAAAATGTTCCTAAAGATAGATATAATATAGATAAATATTATGATAAAGATAATAATATTGGGAAAATAAGAACTAAAAGAGGGGGGTATATGGAAGGAGTATTTGATTTTGATAATAAGTTTTTTAACATATCATCCAAAGAAGCTAATGTTACAGATCCACAACAACGAATTATGTTAGAATTAGTGTATGAAGCTTTGGAAAATGCGGGAATTAAAAAAAAAGATATTCATAATACAAAAACAGGCGTATTTATGGGTTGTTGTAATACCGAATATTTTAGTCAACAATTGGAAGATTCCGAAAATTTAAATCAATTTAGTGTATTAGGAGGGTTGCTAACATTATTAAGTAATCGAATTTCATATTATTACGGACTTATAGGAACGTCATTAACCCTAGATACCGCGTGCTCATCATCTGGTCACGCCTTACATTTGGCCTGTCAGTCTATTATTAATGGGGAAAATGACCAATGTATTGTAGGTGGAAGTAATTTATTATTATTACCAGAAACATCTGTTGGATTTTCACAAGGACAATTTTTATCACCTGATGGAAAATGTAAAGCGTTTGATAATCTAGCCGATGGGTATGTTCGTTCTGAAGGCTGCGTGATTACTATTGTAAAACCATTAGAGAAAGCAATTAGAGATAAAAATCATATACACTGTATAATAAATAATACGGCTGTAAACCAGGATGGTAAAACACAGAGTATTACGATGCCCGGTCTAAGTTCTCAAAAATTATTACTTCAAAAATGCTATAAAAATATAGATGTAAATAAAATAACTTATATGGAATGTCATGGTACTGGGACAAAAGTCGGTGATAAAATAGAAACACAGTCAATAGGCGAAATATTAGGAAACAAGAGGAAAACATTTTTACCCATTGGTTCAATAAAAACAAATATAGGACATACTGAAGCTACTTCGGGACTAGCAAGTCTATGTAAAGTTATAGTTATGATGAAATATAGAAAATTATTACCCAACATTCATTTTAACACTCCTTCTGAAAACATCGATTTCAATACTTTAAAATTAGAAGTAATTGACGAGGTTAGAACTATTAGTGATAAAAAAATTATAATGGGTATAAATAATTATGGGTTTGGGGGTTCAAATTTTCATTGCGTATTAGAAAATTATAATAATGAGGAGTATTATGTAGAAGAAGCCCAAAATACACTCCACTTATTAGCAATAAACGGTGTTAATGAAGTGTCGATTGATAAAAATATGCATCCGTTTTTAGAATGTGATGAAAATAACTTTTTAGAATATGTTTATAACCAAAATATGAAAGAAAGTTTACAAGAAGCAAAACTATTTATTATCAAAGATCAAACAGAATTCGAAAGAAGGGTTTTTGAACCTGAGGGAAATAAAGACCTTTCCTGTATCTATGGTAAATTTAGTAAAAACAAGCCAAATATAACATTTGTGTTTTGTGGACAGGGACCCCAATTTATGGATATTGGTATTGATTTTATGGAGCGGTTCCCAGTCTTTAAAAGCTGGATTTTAGAGTGTGATCGTCATTGGAAAAAACTAACAGGCTTTTCATTCATAGAAAAATATGGATTATTTATAAAATCTGATACAATCGACTACATCACTATACCTATTAATGAACCTGTAGTGGCACAGCCTTGCATTACATTTTTTCAAATCGCTATGTATCATCTGTACAAATCATTTAATATAAACCCTAAATATGTAATAGGACATAGTGCTGGAGAACAGGCCAGTTTTTATGCTTCTGGAGCGTTAACATTAGAAGATGCTATAAAAATATCCTATTATAGAAGTATATATCAACAAGAAACGGTGAATTCTGGAAATATGTTGGCTATAAATTTACCTATTAATGAAATAGAAGAATATTTAGTTAAATATCCTAGTTTAGAATTGGCTGTTATAAATTCGCCTAAATCATTTGTCTTAGCTGGATTATCGGTCGATATCGATAAATGTAAAGAAGATTTGGTAAAAGATAGTATTGTTGCTATTAAAATAAGAGGAAGTTGTGCGTTTCATTCATCCGCCCAGGACAGTATAAAAGATGCCATTTTAGAAAACACTAAAAATATAACTATTAAAAATTTTAAAACTGAATTAATATCGACCGTAACTGGTTTTACCCTTGAAAAAGAGGATTATACAGATAATTATTGGTGGAATAATATAAGGGATACCGTAAAATTTAGTGAGGGCTTAGACCAATGTGTCGAGGCTGATATTTTTATCGAAATTTCTCCACACACAGTATTAAGTTCAGCTATAAAACAAATATATCCTAAAAAATTAGTATTACAATCTGCTCACCGAAAAGAAGATTCAGGGTATAGATTTTTATCAACTGTGGCTAAATTGTATTTATGTGGAACGAATGTTGATATGACACGATTTGGTAAAAAAAATAATAAATATTTCCCAAAATATGAATGGGATAGGGAGACATTTATACATCAGCCAGAATCTGTTGTAAATAGAAGTTTTGACAAACATACCCCATTAAACCAAATACGGTTTTTAAAAGATACATATCCATATGTTAAAGATCATATTGTTGGAAGCAAAATTATATTACCCACTGTATGTTATATTGATTTAATTAATAAATATATATTAGGGGTAAATAATACAATAGAAAATTTTAAAATACATACCATGTATGAGGTAAAGTCTTCTATTGAATTTAATGTTAATAAGGTAGATAATAAATATACACTTACAAATAACAATATTGACTATCTAACATTTAATATAAGTAATAGTAGTATTACTCCAGAAAATATAGATTGTAATGCTATTTTAAATAGCGACAATACATTATCTAAAGATCAAATGATAAATATATTAGGTAATAAAAATTTTAATTTTGGTAATAATATGTTTAATTTTAGTAAAAGTTATGTATTGGATAATTCCATATTAACATTAATAGAGGATACGTCTAATAAAAATTATAAAATTAATCCTACATCAATTGATATTACATTAACAAATGTTATGTTTATACAAGGTCTAACAAATAATAATCAATATCTTCCAAGTAAAATAGAACAAATAGTTTATTATAATAATAATACTCCTAAATATGCATATACTATTAATAAAATAGAAACTGTAGAACACTGTGTAACGGATTCGTACATTTTAGACAACAATTTTAATGTTATTTTTAAATTATCAAATCTTTTATCAAAAAATATTACAACGAATACGACCAGTTTATATTCACTTAAACCAAATAACATTCCCTTAGATTCTCTAGATAATTCACAGGGATATGAATTTATTGAAACAACTAATCTATTAGAAATAAGAGATATACTTGATAAAAATATAGATAAATTATATTTAATAAATATAACAGAACATTACGAAATAGTTGGATTTATTAGGTCTTTAATAAATGAAAGTAAAACTATTCATTATAAGGTATGTTACTACAGTGATAAGATAAATATAGCTGAAAATATCAACAAATATGATTTTAAACATATAGAAACGTTTTATAAAAACAATACATTTTTTGACTATAATTTAGAACAAATAACCGATCATTATACATATTCCGAACATTATTATTTAGATTATAGTTTTAAAGGTAGTATAAATAATTTAGAATTTAGAAGCAAATATATAAATGAATTGCTGGATGGCGAAGTAATTATAGATATAAAAGCTTCTGCTATAAATTTTAAAGATGTTGCGGTTATTTTAGATATAATCCCGGATATTAATGTTGGTTATGAGATTTCTGGAGTTGTAACAGATACCAAAAGTAAGCATTATAATGTGGGTGATTTAGTTTTTGGCACTGATACTATAAAAGGGCAGGGAATTTCAAACAAAATTATATGCAATGAAAAGTATGTATGGAAGAATCCTGAAAATATGAGTTTCGGCGAATCAAGTTCATTAGGCATATCTTATGGAACAGCCTATTTAGCTTTAATACATTACGCAAATATATCACCTAATGATACCGTATTAATACATTCGGCAACTGGAGGATTAGGATTAGCCGCTATTGAAATATGTAAATATATTGGGTGTAAAATAATTGCTACCGCTGGTAATAATGAAAAACGAGACTATTTAAAAAGTTTCGAATGCATTGATTTTATAACGGATTCAAGAAATATTACCACTTATAAAAATGATATATTAAAATTTACAGACAATGTTGGTGTGGATGTAATTTTAAGTGCCACTATTGATGAACATCTACAAGCCAATTTAGATTTATTAAAACCTATGGGTAAATTATTAGATGTGAGTAAAAAAAATCTATACAATGATAGTTCTATAGCACTTAAAAATTTTATTAAAAGTATACAATACCATTCTATACATTTTGATAAATTGTTAGAAAGTAATAATCCCTTAATTAGATCTATAATGGATAAAGTTATAGTGTTATTTGAAGATAACAAACTAAATTTATTTAATATAAAATCATTTCCAATAAATAATTATAAAGAAGTCTTTTTAGAATTTTCTAAAAGTAAACATATCGGCAAATATATATTAACAAATGATAATTATCAACCAGAACAATTACTCCTACCTAAATCATTCTTTAATCCCACAAAATTTTATCTAATAACAGGTGGATTGGGGGGATTAGGTATTAAATTAATTGAATGGATGATAATACATGGGGCTAAAAAATTTATTGTTACTTCCAGAAAATCCAATCCTACATTACCATACCAAAATGATTTAACTATTTCGTTAGTATCTTTAAAAACCGATTTATTAGATTATGCTGAATTAAATGATTTATTAAAAGATTTTGATATAGACGGCGTGTTCCATTTAGCTGGTAAAACAATGGATAAGTTGGCAAAAAATATTGTAGAAGATGATATTTCAAATGTATTAGATGTTAAAGTGAAAGGCATACAGAATTTAGGAAAAATATTTAATAGTAATCGGGAACATACGTTTTTTGTCGCTTTTTCCTCCATCGTATCTCTTATTGGTAATCCTGGGCAAAGTATCTATTCAGCCGCCAATAGTTATATGGATATGTATTGCCAAAAGAGACATGAAAGTAATCTCCCTGCTTTATCCATTAATTTAGGGGCTATTGGGGGGTGTGGTATGATACAGCAAGACTATGATTTAGCAAATGTTATGATGTCAAATGGTATCAATTTTACAATTTATCATAACCTATTTAGTACGATGAAAATATGTTTGTTAAATACAACACTGTTCAATGTATGTATTACAGACCAAGATTGGAATAATTTAGGCTCTCTTAAAACAAAGGGATTGTATAAAAATTACTTAAACAGTTCTACATTAGATACTGAGGCTGTTGATATAGATGATATTAAAAATAGATTAATTGGTCATATTAAAAAATTAGTAGGTGTTGATGAATTAAGTTTAGATCAAGATTTATTGGGTTATGGGGTTGATTCGATAATGTCTATGGATATTGCTAATTGGTGTAAAAATAATATTAATATTAATATTAAACAAATAGATATACTACAAGGCATTACTATAAATGAAATATTATCTAAAGTTCCTAATATAATTATTACGCCGGATACTACAAAATCAACTAACTTATTTTATTATGAATCCGGCATTAAATTTAATGATGAGGAAGAAGATAATTCACCTAATACTAATATATATTACGGAATTTCTGCTATACTTTTATCATTCTTTTATTTAATATGGTATTTACTTTTTTAACCTTGTCTACAATCGGTCTATTTATTCTACATAAATTATATATAAACTATACACTTGAAATAATTTATAATGTCGCTTATTTATTAGCATTTATCCCCTACTACCTAAACATACGGCATAAAATTATTGTTACCAATCTTAAAATTGTTTTTCCAGACATTTCAGATAAACGAATAGACCATATACGGTTTCATTCGTGGAAATACTTTATAATTAATCTGCTAACTTGTATAAATCAATATTTATTTCGCAACAGTTTTTTAAAAAAATACTATAGTATTAATCATATAGATGTGCCACATAAATCTTTTTTTACCGCAGCACATTTGGGTTTATACTATGATCTTACTGGGTTTCAACAATTGACGGGGAAATCAGTGTACACTATCTATAAAGGTAATTTTAAACTGGATTTTAATGGGATACTTAAAATGGTCCAACATAATAATATTAATTTAAAAGAACTTGGTAAATATTTTACGGTAATAACTCCTATTGATCAAAAATCGAACGACAAAACTATAGTAAAATTTTTGGATCAATCAGTTAGATTCCATTCATACCTAATAAATATTTCTGTCAGGGAAAACAGAGATATATATTTAAGTTTTGTCATAATCAAAAAATATGCTTTAGAATTAGTATATATTAAAATAAACACTAAAGATAAAACGTTGGAAGAAATAGTTCAAGATGTAGCGTATAAATATACCGATTTAATAAAACAACATCCTGAACAATATCTATGGAGTCACAACAGATTTAATATATAGAGTAATTTTTTACACTATTTTATTTATTATATAGCTCCGTTTTATAATTTTCCTTCCATTTTTATGGTAGCCCAAACTTATTGTTTTGGGAGTTAATTTATAATGATTGCATTTTAAAATTTGTCTTAATAAATTTATGGCTGGAAACTTTTGCTTTTCTAATCTGTTTTTATGTAAAGATGTTAGTTTAGAACTATTATACACTTTTTTAGACTCTTCTACCAATTTGGAAAATTCGCTGTTTATAGTTTCTTTTAATAATAAATCTCTATCCAATTCTAATAATTCAAGACTGTCTAAATTATCCACAGTTATATTTATTATACTAAAAAATTTTTTAATTACATCTAAATTATTATCACAAGCCATACAATAAACTAATATTATTATTCTTAAATTAATAATAATAATATTAATTTGATAATTAATGATAATTAATAATAATTTGATAATTAATATAATTTTTTATTTATAATTAAATGAAAGAGTTTGACCTTATATATTTAGAACTTGGACGTTTTATTGATTCCATTAATATTAAAAAACAGTGGAATATAGAGCATACAATTATCCCAGATTTAGACTATAAAAAAGAGTTAAGATGTATGAGCAGAATCTGGGATAGTAAACACTGGGATATTAATAAACAATGTAAAAATAGTGTATTTTTAGACGAACTATGTAAATCTTGTTATAAAAGAAATACTTCATCTAAAATAGGAAGAGTAAACGAATATCCAGATGAAGAAAGTGTCATTGATTGGTATATTAAAGGTTTGCGAAAACATAATCCATTATTAAAAAATATTTATAGTGAGATTAATTTAAATAATTATAAAAAATTTGTTACAAAAAAATCTATTAAACATAATATTAATAATAAAGAACAAATGGAAAGTTCAAAAATTGAAGTCAGTAGTAAAAAAATAAAATTTAAAATTAAAACTAAATTAAATAAAGACGAGTATAATAATTATGATTTAGATAAAGATTTATATATTAGTAAGGATATTAATGAATTACAGGAATGGTGGGAAGATTTTAATACCGAAAAAATAAAAATATTCGACAATATAAATAATTCATATGGTATTTTTGCCACTGACATAGTGGATAATAAAAATTATTTACTAAATAAAAAAAAAATTATTATAGGGGAATTTTATGACTGGGAAAGTGATTTGGTTGACACTTCTTATAAAAATAGTAATAATGTTGTCTTTGATCCAATAACTAATTTACCAATCAATGAATATCTAATTTATGAAAAAACCGCTATTTACCATAATGTTGCTCCAGGGAAATATCGCATATATAGATATGATGAATTAAATCGAGAATTAATTAATACAAGTTCAGTCGAAGCTTTATTTTAATTAGATTTTGAGGATAAATTTGATGATAAATAAATTTAAGACAGATATATTAAATGCCTAATCTTCGTGTAGAAAATGATTTATTAGATAATGAATGTTGTAAAGGACTTACCCAAACTGGTAAAAAAAAACAATGTAGTAGAAAAGCTAATAAAGAATTTGGCGATTTATGTGGATTACATAATAATGCCCTAGCTAAGCATGGTACAATTGAAAGGATAGACGATAATTCTAAAAAAACAAAAACACTTAAAATCCGTAAAGCATCCCAGGAATCTACATTGATTACTAATATTAGTATAGATAATTGTAATATTAGTAATCAATGTAGTTGTGGGAATAATTTTGACCGTAGTCGTGATACTAATTGTAATAATTGTAACACTCATTGTGATAATTGTTCTTGTGATAATAATAATGTGTCTAGTGGTAGGGTCTGTAGTGATAATTGTTCTTGCGATAATGACCCTAGTCATAATTATACTGGTAATAATGTCTCTATCTATAATAATCGGTGTGATAGTGAGGATAATAATAGTAGAGCTCTTGATAATAGGTATGAACCAATATATAAAGGCTTAACCGAACTTTTATTAAACACACAAACTAATATTGTTTATAAAGAAGTGTTTGAGGGTCTGATTGAAATTGGTAAATATAATATAGTGGATAATACCATTAATAATTTAATATAGTATTAAAATTTGAACAATAATTCATTTTTTTTTAATTGTATAAATGAAAAAGCAATTTTTAAATTGGAATCTTATAAAAACAAATCCATATAAATATGCCAAGTCTGCTTCTCAAACAACATTAGAAACCACAATTAAATTGGCATCTAAAAAATATTATAATGCAACCGCTATTTTATCCGATGAACAGTTTGACATACTGTATTCTTATCTAGAAGAACACTATATAAATAGTAAACTATTGGGTAATATTGGAGTTGATGTCGAATCGAAAGTAAAAACAAAACTACCCATTCTTTTACCTAGTATGGATAAGATAAAGCCGGATACAAAGGCGTTAGGAAATTGGCAAAAAGATTTTAAAGGTCCATATACTATTAGTGATAAATTAGACGGTATGTCATTATTGGTTGTATCTAAAAACGGTAAAAACACCGCCTATACAAGAGGGAATGGTTCAGTTGGACAAGATATATCTTGGATAATAGATTATATAAATATTGGTGGATTAGATAATGCAATGGTTCGTGGGGAATTAGTTGTTTCTAAAAAGAATTGGAAAATTATACAAACAGCATACCCAAAGTATTCAAACCCACGTAATTTTGTATCAGGTTATACAGGACGCGGGAAAATAGATCCAAAATTAATGGAATACATTGATTTTGTTGTTTATGAATATATTAATATAGATCTGACTCCTATGAAATTTAATGATCAGATTGTTAAACTCCAAACATTAAATTTAACAGTCGTATTTAGTACGCCCGCGAGTGTTGTAACAAACACTTCATTAAGTATAGTGTTAGAAAAACGACGGACAGAATCTAACTATGACATAGATGGTATTATACTGACTGATAATGGATTGTATGAACGACCAACTGGTAAATATCCTTGTTATGCCAAAGCGTTTAAAATGGTATTAGATGATCAAACTGCCGAAGTTAGCGTTCTAAATATAAAATGGGAGCCTTCTATGTATGGTGTTTTAAATCCAGTTATACAAATACACCCAGTTTTATTGGAGGGTGTCACTATTAAAAATGTGTCTGGATATAATGCCAGATTCATAACGAATAATACAGTTGGTGGATTAATTGGTCCAGGGGCAATTATTAAAATAACACGAAGTGGTGGCGTTATACCTAAAGTTATTAGCGTTGTTAAACCTTATCTGGGTTCTACTAAAGCATGTTTACCCAATACAGCATTATTTGATTTTGGTTGGAATCAAACAAAGGTTGATGTTGAACTGTTAAATCCCGATTTAAACGATGTTGTAAATATTAAAAGAATTTATCACTTTTTTAATACGTTGGGGATTTCTTATTTTAAAATAGGAATGGTAACAAAAATATTTAATAAAGGATACAATACGATCGATAAAATTATCTCCATACAAGAAACTGATCTATTGAAAATAGATGGTATTAAAACAACCCTATCTAATAAAATTTATAAAGCTATCAACGATTCATACAATAAATCGACTGTTAGCGACCTAATGGCAGGCTATTATTGTTTTGGTAATGGATTTGGTAAGCGTAGAATTGAACCCATTTTAAAGGCTGTTCCAACTATACTAACAGATACAATTGATAAAGAAGTCCTGTTAGCGAAAATAGTCGAATTACCAGGATACCAGGAAAAAACAGTTAATAAATTTTTGGAAGGACTGGTCCTATTTAAAGACTTTTATAAAACGTTACCCAAACAAAAACCAGGTAAGAAAAAGTTTGTCATAAAGAAGAAACTTATAAGTAATAAGTTTATTAATAGAGTGTTTTGTTGTACTGGATTTAGGGCCGATCCTATATTAAAAAGTTATATACAAAGTAATGGTGGATTATTTGAAGAAACTGTAAAATCCAATGTTACAGATCTTATTGTTAAATCAAGCACAGCGATTTTAACAGTGAAAGTTAAAACTGCAGTAGAAAAGGGCATTACTATTTCGTATTTAGATGGTTTTATGATTTAATACTATTTAAAATCATGATTATTAATAATTTGGATTAATATTATTATTTGGATTAATAATAATTTTGATTATTATTTATTATTTATTTTATTTTATAAATATATGAATATTATTGTTCAAGAACCGTTTAATAACCTAGTAAAAACCGATACAATCGACACAAACCTTTTTCTACTTAATATACTTAAAAATATATATAATATAATTGAAAATACACCCAACTTAAATACCAGCGATAAATTAGACGAAATAAGCCACATATTTAAAAGTATATGTTTTCCTACTATAGAAACCACTCTTAAACCTACGCTATTTTCTCAAATGTTTAAAAATATAACGCCGATTGCTAATGGAGGGTTTGGGGTTGTGTATAAGGCGCAACATTATCTAGATAATGAGTATTATGCTATAAAACGGATGCCAATGTATATTGATTTTGGTGATAAATCGCACATATCCAGTTTATTGCTTGAAAAATTACGAGAAATACGATGTTTAGCCAAATTAAATCACCCAAATATTATAATTTATAAAACATCTTGGTTAGAACCAGACAGTAATTTATATCAATCAGAATATGATGATGAACTTGCTCTGTTAGATGATTCGGAAACTTCATCTAATTCCGATAACGATGTATCTCTCTTTAAAAAATATATTAAATTTAATGTATTTTATCAGATGGAATTAATGGATATTTCATTGCGAGATGTTTTAAATATGGACCGATTAAAAACCCGTGATAATTTGATATTTGTTTTTAATAAAATACTGGAAGGACTTGATTATTTACATACATTGGAAACCCCCATTATACATATGGATATAAAACCTGAAAATATACTGCTAAAAATAAAAAAGGGGACTGATAAAATAATAGACGTCAAATTGGCTGATTTTGGATTATTAAAATATGTGTATGAAACAAATTCCCAAGAAGGAACCACATTATATATTTCTCCAGAACGAGAAAATAAAATATGTGATCCAAGCGCTGATATTTATAGTTTGGGTATCATTCTCTATGAAACAGCCCATAAATGGGATACAGAAATGGAACGTATAATAAAAATAACAGAATTAAAAGAAAATCCTAGTAATATATCTGGTTTTACTACTGTTAAAACAATGGTTTCGGATGATTATATGAAACGTCCTAGAGCAAAAGAGTTGCTTGATGTAATAAAAATTTCAAATATAATTAATATATTATAACAATTATATTTAATATTAAAAATATATTATAACAATTATATTAATGGAAAAACAATCCTATCATTTATTTATTTCTCCTCATCTAGATGATGTTATTTTTTCTTTAACATCATACATAAAAAATTTAAACAAGCCTTCTATTATAGTTACATTATTTACACAGTCCAATAATACATTATTAAAAACGTTAAAAGGCGACTACTATTTATATGGTGATTATCAAACACGAACTAGTGAAGATTACCAAACAATCAACAAATTAAATAGAACTATTATTGTAAAACATCTAAATTTCCCAGAAGCCCTGTTTCGAAAAACAACTTATAATTTATATTCGGCTATAAATGATCCAATTACCCAGAAAATTAATACACTTATAAATGAATATAATGTTAAAACCATATATTTTCCTTTAGGTGTTGGGTTTCACCCAGACCATACAATAACGTATAATTTAAATCAATATTATAAAAAAAAATGTATTATAAAATTCTATTTTGACTATCCATATACCACAATGCGTTTAGCCGAAAATGCTAGGTTATCCCAACTGGGAATATTTAATAAACTAGATTTTAATGATGTAGTATTATTTTATAGAAATCCTATAAATCAATCTTGCCCCATATTTATTCGGTTATTAAACATTATTTATTTTCTTTTTATCATTGGATTGAATTATATTTTTAATTTCTTTAAAATTCCGCCAAAATATAAATTAGACACATATCAAATAGATGTGGATAAAAAATTTATTATAATGAAAGGATACACCACGCAGATTAAACCTATATTTGGTTCCGTATCCAATCTATATAATACATTATCGAAATACCCCTACGAAAAAATAATAGAATTTAAAGATATTGAATAATAATAGAATATGTTGTTAAAATATATATTTTTAATTCCAATTATCAATGTATCCTATATTTCTTACAGTTTAGCAATTCTATTTACAACATTTTTCTTAAAATCATTATTTTTAAAACGAACTAAAGCCAGTACTATAAACCCTCGACCAATTAATATTTCTATATTAATTCCTATTTATAATGAGGAAGAAAATCTACCCAGACTTATTAATAGTTTCTACAATGATGACTCATATCCCAAATGTGAAATAATATTTATTAATGATCTAAGCACTGATAAAAGTTTATCCATACTGCAAAAAAATCAATCTAAATATAAATATAAACTAGTAGAAAATGTTAAAAAAGGCTGTTATGTGGCGGGGGTGTTAAATGAAGGGTTGAAACATGTGGACCATAAATCTAATTATGTGGGGGTTATAAATGGAGATTGTACGTTCCGGAAAGATTTATTGAACAATGTAATAAGTGAATTGATGGAAAAAGATATTTCTATATTAAACCTATCAAATATATCTTATTATACGAATGTGTGCGAATATGTGGCCTATTTAGAAAAAATATTCAAAAATGGATTATTTAAAACAGCTGAAGCCTCTTTAAACAATGGTTATTTTATAAAAAAATCGATTCTATTAGAGGTGGGTGGATGGAATAAAGATATATTAACGGAGGATTTAGAATTAAACCTTAGACTTAAAAACCACGGCTATACTATACATCAATCCGATTTACAAATTATAGACAGTGTTCCCAAATCTTTTAATAAATTATTTAATCAAAAATATAGATGGATTAAGGGAGATATTATAAACAGGTATAAATATTATCCAAAGGATTTGTTTGAACTCATTGTTAATACATATTATATTTTTCCATTATTTTCTTTAATAGCATTAATAATAAGTCCATTTATTGTTTTACGAAATATATTTTTTATCCAGATTCTAATATTTTTTGTTGAAGGTTCTTTATTTTATAAATTTACCAAGAATATAGGTAATAGTATTGTATATCCTTTTACACAATTTATCTTTTCTCTCTATTTTTATATTAAATTTTTTTTGAATAATAGCGATAATTGGTAATTTTTAAATTTGATTATTTGGGTAAATTTACTACTAATTATAAATGCGCGCTACATTGTTTCTATTATCTCTTGCTTCCCTTGCTTCCCCATCAGTTTCATTAATAATTGAGCCTAACACCATATATACCTTAGATTTACCAGCACATTACAATAGTTCTATAAATATTAAATTAGAAATTCAGGACAATAATATGTGGATGACCCATAATGAAAATGGACACTATTATTTATCGATCATTGTGGATATGGTCGATAATCAGTTCAAGTGGCATGTTCCATCTTCTTTAACTACCTATTGGAAAAATAGCACACGTTTAAAAATAAGCGATATGAAAGAACCAGCATCAACCGAATATATTAATGTTAAGTTTGAAGGTTTTGATATTAGCACTATTTCAGATTCATTTAATTTAAAAAGTCAATATATATACTGGGAAACAAATTCGCTGAATAATTATACTTTAAAATTAGTTAATAAAACGATAGTCTATTTAGATAATTTTAAAAGGTCTTACTTATGGACTGTTCCAAATACTCTGGAAGCAGCCGATTACTATATTAGTATCAATGGTAAATATCTATCTAACACATTTAATATTAACCGTATATATAATGCCACACCTATATTAAATAATTATTCTCTTTATACTATAATACATACTAATACCAATAATAGATGTAAACATTTTTATATAACCATACTTTTAATTATAGTTCTTTGTTTAATCGTAATATACACATTATATACAAAAAATAATAAAATAGAACCCAGTAATTATGATTCTAATCTTAGATTAAAAGACGTGGATTATGGAGATTCGCAATCTAGCAAATCTTTTTAGGTAAAGGTCCTCTCCATTCTATAATTAGTTCTCCTAAAATTGGATATAAGGTATTTTATTAGTTAATTCATCATACGAATCACTGATATCTAATTAAATATAATTTTATAATTTATTTTCAGAAAATAAATTATAAAAAAGCTTAAATAAACATATTATATTGATTTCTCATATAGTTAACATATTCGCTAGGTAATGATTTTAGCAGTTCATTTTCGATTCCTGTTCCTTTTACCGTTCCTCCTTCCCCCCCACCTGCTTTATTATTCCACAATGTTACATCTTTACATTTTATCATTTTTTCTCTAAGATACATAACCACCGACATTCTGTTAAAATACCAGCCATTCTTAACATCTTTTTCTCTGGGTGATCCAAAGATCTGTTTATTTCGTGGTCTATACTCTGTATTGGAATGCCATTCATGAACATCCATTGCCAAAAAATCACCTGTTCTGACATCTACACACACACCATATTGTGGAAATCCTATATAACCTCCATCATAAGTATTCTTATTATTGGGGTCTTCAATTACTATCAGATTACCAAAACCATCCACCAAATCGCCTTTATCTCTATGAAGAGCAGTTCTCCAACTATAATTTATAGTTATTGTTGAAAACGCGGTATTTGATATAGCAAAATTAGGTGTTGATTGGGCTCTTTTATGTTGTATCTTATGACGTTCGGGAACTAATTTTTTAAATTGTTTGTCACAGTTTTGTATAAAGGGGATACTATTTTTCCATAAATCTGGATGGTCTCTGTTGAAAACTGTTAATCTACAAGGAGCACCTTTGCCTTTTAAATTTCTATCGGGGACATCAAAAAAACCCACTATATTTGATTGTGATAGATTGCTCGTTGCCTGTTTGCTGGGTTTTCCAGATACAGATGACTCAAAACCAGTCCGAAATTTACCTGGATTAACAAATGTTCCAATATAATTAGCCATCTTTTCTCTGTCAAGAACACCCGCGGCCGCACCTCTATTTTCGTGTTTTTTTTGCGATGCCTCTAGAAATGAATCTAACGCCATATCAGTGTAGTGTTTAGGTATAATTTTCTTCCTAAATTTTAATAATAGTTTTCCTTCAGCGGTATAGACATCTATATCTGATTTAACTATATACCTACCTACCCCTTTATAAAATTTCTCTGAAAAATATTCGCCCTCCCTATCGGCTATCTCGCTATCAGACATTGTTTTATGAACTGTGATTTTTTCGACCATATAATATTATTATATATAAAAATTATGTTAGAATTTTAAATAATCTATAAACTATTTTTGATTGGATATTCAAAAATAGGTCGTGGATCTTAAAAATAGTTTCTGGATCTATTAAAATATGGTCGTGGATCTTAAAAAATAGTCGTGGATCTTAAAAAATATGGTCGCTGGAATAAAAATTTGATGTATCCTGACCAACATTTATATGGTTTTAATAATACAACATGCCTACATCAATCAAAGTTAAATCAAAAACTACATCTAAACTTGCACTTTCCCAACCAAAAGTTCCAGTCCAAGGAACTAAAGACGAAGTCCAAGGAACTAAAGACGAAGTCCAAGGAACTAAAGACGAAGTCCAAGGAACTAAAGACGAAGTCCAAGGAACTAAAGACCAAGGAAGTAATGACCAAGATATTATCAACGAGCTTCTTGATACAACACCTACATTGGATCAAAAGATTTCTGAACCATTTAGTGTTCCTAAAAGCCTTTTTACTGGATTTACAGAAGTTCTTAGACAACAACAGCTGTTGTTTGCTAAAAATGTAGCAGATAAATTTAATATTGATTATAATGATCTTGTGGAAAAGTGTTTTTCAGACCAACCTCTCATTGAAATTACGGAACCAGCCCCTAAAAAGGCCAAAAAGGCGAAGAAAGATACTATTACGGATTATACCCAAGCTCAAACTCTAAAAGATCTCCAATGTTTTAAATCGGCTGATTTGAAAGCCATTCTTGAAGAGAATGATATTGCTACTACAGGAACTAAGTTAATTCTAATGGCTCGGGTGTGGGGAATTCAGCATCCAGAAGATGCTCCGGTTGAATCTAAGAAAAAGCGTGGACGACCATCAAAACCAAAATCTCCAAACACCGTAACAAATAGTAAAGAAGATACTGAAGAATGTGAATTGGACCCCGAAAAAATGCCTGATTTCTTTGTAGATTCGGAAAATGCGGTTCAACCTAGTAAAACAAGCGACACTACAACATACAAACTACTTAAAAAGAAGTATATCTTTCTGGAAGGAGAGGATGAAATGGAATTTAAGGGATTCATTGAGGAAGATGAAAACATTTCGTGGACAGAAGACATTCCAGACGATCTTCTCAAGATGTTGGGTATGGAAGAATAGATTCTAGCCAATATTCCTAAGATATATTTAATATCAAATTTATATTCTAACATATTTTATTTTTTCTTAGTAATATAAATTTGATTCTATTTGTAAGACTTTATAAATATATATACAAAATGGAATTAAATTTAGATTCTAACAATACTACCGAAATTGAAGTTATTAAAAGCGATAGTCCATTAAATCCAGACTTTAATATACCAGAAACACTTTTTACTGGATTAGTGGATATCCTTGAGGATCAACAATTACTACTTGCCAATAAAATAGCTCAAGAATTTAACATTAATATCGACGACCTTATTAATAAGTGTTTTCCAGATCAAGTTCAGTTTAATATTGATCCACCTAAAAAACCCCAGAAACCTAAAAAATCTATGTTAACTGATTATACCCAAGCGAAGATATTAGAAGATCTAAAGGTTTTTAAGATTGCTGAACTAAAAGTTATTCTCCAAGAAAATAAACTTCCTACAAGTGGGTCAAAAGCAGTATTGATGGGTAAAGTATGGGATATTCTACATAAAGACCTCAGTCCTACAGATAAAACTCTTGATATAGAATGACCATTTATAATGTAGATTTATAATGTAGATTTGAAAGACACTATTATTGGAAACCCTATGTCCGGATCCAAACTTATAAAGAAAATAGACTATATGGAATTTTGTAAGCAGATGAAATTAGGGGGGATGAAATTAGGGCAGATGAGCTTTACATAATTCTTGGAAATGGGGTTAGGAGATGTGGATATTAAATTTGAATGTATCTAAATTATTTTTTGAATTGTATCGAACCATGAACCATATACCCAAAAGAAAAATTTTCTTTAGTAAAAAGAAAACTAAAACAGAACGCTACACAAATCTCGAAGACTACATGCGAGAAAAAAACTTTCCCCTACATAAATATCAAAAAACTGGGGTGGATTGGATGTTAGGAAAAGAACTTATGGGTTTTAATACTAAACATAATAAAATATATGGAGGACTATTATGTGATGAACCTGGGTTAGGGAAAACAATCCAAATGTGTGCTACTTTATATTGTAACCCAGTTAAATATACATTGATAATCTTACCAAAATCAGTTGTTCAACAATGGATTGACGCTATTAATAAAATTTTACCATCTGAAAAGGTCTACTTTTACCATGGTTCTAACAGATGTAAAACAGTGGCTGAACTTAAACTTAAAAAGTTTACGATTTTGATAACAACCTATGGAATGCTTTGCAACACAAAAATGATGCATGGTCTAACTATATTACATCATTTTGGAAAATGGGATAGAATTATAGTGGATGAAATTCACGTTATGCGTAATAAAAAATCGAAAATTTCTAAAAGTATATGTGGATTACAGGGTGGTATTAAATGGGGATTAACTGGAACACCCGTTCAAAACACTGAAAAAGACTTGTTTTCATTGTATAAATTTTTAGATATTCCATCACAGTATTTTAATAAAGATTGTATAGACTCTATCAATAAAAATATTCTTATTAGAAGAACAAAAGATGAATTTAAAAGATTGTCTATAAAATTTCCAAATTTAAATCAAATAGATCATTTATTAGAGTTTACATCTGATGGTGAAAGAAAATTATACGATAAAATACAAAAAAATCTAACAAAGAATTATTTAAATATTCTAGAAAATTCGGATAAATCCGTCGAAATGCTTGCGCTCTTAGAATTATTATTAAGATTACGCCAAGTATCCATACATCCACAAATTATGATAAATAGCTTAAACCATAAATTTAAAAGTAAAATACCCAATTTTGCTATTAATTCTAGCAAAATCGCCAAATTAATGGAAATTATAAATAAATCTAAAGACGAATATTGTTTAGTGTTTTGCTATTTTAAAGATGAAATAAAATTAATTGGAGAACAATTAAAGTTTAAAAAGATCGGCTACAACGTATATGATGGCAGCACTCCCTTTAAAAAAAGAGATGAGATTTTAAAGATGTATCCACCTAAAAAAATATTTCAACAAATAGGACTTAAATATAATCTATCCGAAAATATAATAGAAAATATTAAGTCCTATTTTCCTAAAGTGTTATTGATACAAATTAATGCTGGTGGTGTTGGTCTCAATCTTCAGCAATTTTCACAATTGTTTATTACATCACCCAATTGGAATCCGTCCAATGAAATTCAGGCAATCGCAAGGGCTCATCGGCTAGGACAAGATAAAATAGTTAATGTACATAGATTTTTACTTTACGATCAATATAATGAATTTTCGACAATAGATGAACATATTATGGGAATTCAATCCAGTAAAAGATCAATTATGGCTGATATATTAAAAGATGAAGGGTATATAAATAATGACGTAGTAAAAGATTTTACAGATATAAGTACCGATTTACAATCTAGACTATTAGAATAATAAATATATAGAAAATAATTTAATATATTTTTTGTATAGTACTATTTAGAACTATAAATTTGAAATTAATTGTCAATTGAAATCAATATAGAATATTGATTTATATAGACTATTTCAATATTACGCTTAATATTGAAATATTGATTTATATAGACTATTTCAATATTACGCTTAATATTGAAATATTGATTT